AGAAGCTTATCCGCTACTGAGCCGATAACCTTTGCTGCTCCACTGACATACGGAGCTGCTTTCTGCACTACATCCCTCACTGCCCTTCGGCCAGCACTAGCTTCTGCAGCTGCTGGGCCTACCGGCTTCGCGTTAGCGATTTGTTCTGGCGTCATCTTAGAAACGAGACGCCGATTCTCTTCTACTGCATCCCTTACATTCTTCGGTTGAGTATTATAATCAATCCGAGGATCGTGAGGAATCTTTTCTGACTTATAACCGGACGCACGGTAATCTTCCATGCCCTTGTTATATTTCACCATCTCCTCATCGGAGGGAACGCGGTATCCGTCAGCCATTATCGACCTCTACCACCACCGACTTTATTCAGTCGTGGGTTTTTCTTTTTAGCGGATGGAGAAGCTTTCCGGGACGCATTAGCAAGAATAGCGCCGGCTGCTTTTTGAGAGTAGCCGCCTTTCTTAGCGATCTGTGCCTGGACTGCCTTGAATCCTGGATGTGCTTTACTAGCCATTATTGAATCGGCTTTGCGCCGCCACTTTTGCGGTACGGCAGGATAGGCTTGCCCATCAGACTGCGGTACTTGTTGAGGTTATCCCACGTGCCCTTCTCCGAGCTGGAGAGACCACCTTTGGGAACCAGTGAAACACCGCTCGGGCCATTGCCTTGGCGGTTCTGGCCGTGTCGCTCGACGTTCGGAATATCCGTGTCAAGTTGTCCACGTTCGCCAGACTTTTCGTTTCGTACGAATGCCATGTTATTTCTTTTTCTCTGGGAGCCCGAGAGCTCGGTTACTTTCATTAAGAGCATCTAGATCTTTTTGTTTACGATCTTCGATGTCCTTTACTGCACTTTCAATAATCCCTGTAGTCCTCGGCACTGGCGTGCCCTGCGGACCATCCCCTTGGCGATTTTGGTCTGTAACTCTCGTTACTGGTAGTTCAGCTGCTTTGCCGTTGTCATAAGTGATCGGCCGAGGAGCTTCTACCTTTACAGGCCTTGATGCTCGATCAGCTTCTACTTCTGCCCGCATAGCGTCAGCGGCTGCTTTTCTTTCTTCCGGTGTCATTACGCGGCTCTCTTATTATAAAGGTCTAGAACTTCGGATGCGAACATGTTTCTGTTAGTGATAGCACATTCTGAAACACGTCCAGCATACGGATCAGCAATAGTGCTTGCAGCTGAACGTCGAGCACCGATAGTCGGTCTCCAAGTACCAGCGGCGGTAATATCGCTCCACCAATCCTTTGCTGTTGCTGTTCCTGCCGTAGTTGTAGTTACAGCTTGAGCTACCCCATCTACATAGACAATGTTGTTGTTTACGTTATCAGAGGTAACACACACCATGTGCCAACCACTCCCGAAGGTGTTGTTAGTCTGCATGGTTATTTCGTTAGCAGCTCCACCTGAGCGTCTGAGCACCCAAGTCACTGATCCCGTTGCATCAACGCGGATACCCATACCTTGCTGGAGTGTATCAGTCCATGATCCGTAGATGAATCCAGCAGTACCGGGAATACCTTTGAACCAAGCAATCATCGATCCAGTTCGAGCGGCACTCGGAATAGAATCTGCAGTGAGCGGACACAACATCTGAGTTGTTCCGTTAAACAACATAGAGAAGGATTGCTGCCCTGTGAGGGGAGCATCTGTATCTCTAAGAGTCGGGGATACAGTTGTGCTATCGCCGATCCATGTACCACCACCACCAGCTGGTGTAGGGGGTAGACCTCGGTAGTCGTCTCTCATCGAGATAACAGCTACAGATGGATCATTCAAACGATTGTAGTGAATCGGATAGTATGACTGCATAGCTGACGAATACGTATCCGGCAACGGAATACCCAAGGCGTACTTGTTCATAGTCTTTATGGACAAGTCATCAGGGAGACCGTTGTTACTTGGACCTGGAGCTCCAAAGATGAGCAAGTCATCTAGGTCGCCACTGAAGAAGTTGGTGTTAGTCGTAGTTACACGAGCACCAAATCCGTTCCTATTCATAGATCCAGCGGATGCTGAGAACCAATCCCACAACTGACCAGTACCAGCTGTAGCTGTGGTGAAAGTGCCTCTCCATTCAACTCCGTTGATCCAGAATCGGGGGGAGCCTGCACCTTTCCACTCTTGTCGAACTAGGATGCTATACCATTGGCCAGACGTAAGTCCGAGGCCGCTAGTGATTTTCTCTGCGGTGTTACCAGCACTTATTGAGGATCTCCACCCGAGTTCTCCAGCTGAAGTAATGAAGATCTCTGCAAAGTTAGCAGCTACTGCACTGTTCCCTTGTGAGAATAAGTTACGCTGCGATCCAGCTATTACGTTTGGTTTAATTACACAGAATACCGCACCGCGAGTTTCTGTAGCGCCAGTCAGCTGACCAGTTCGATATACGAACTGAGACCCGCTGAATGTGATAGCTGAGGCGGCACTTCTCTTTCCTGCTGCACCGTACACAGGTGTACCAATAAAGGTGTTGAGAGTTGCTGAACCACCAGCTGTATCTATGATGTTACCAGAGACTTCGTTAAACTGATAGATAGCTGTAGGGTTACCTCTAATCCCGTTTACTGAGTATCGTTCAAAGTGCTTAGACTCGTATGGAGTATACAATTGCTTGCCAAACGACATCACATAGATGTTGTCTGAGCCTGAGACTGCATCGTTCTCTTTTTGGTTTGTAGCCAAATATTTCTGAAGAGTCAGCGCTCCAGTAGATATCTCTCTCTTGAAGATGATAGCGCCTGTACCGCCACCGTGTACGAACAAGTACTTATTATCCGGGGATACCGCTATCGCACCAGCATCTGCACATAGCAATTCAGCTTCCGTCACATCCATCTGCGTGAGAGCGAAAGTACCAGGATTAAACGAGAATGCTCGAAGCTGCGGAGCTGTACCTGCCGAGTTGTTACCGACATAAAGGTACAATCCATCCTTCGACCATGCACACATACGCTTCTGTCCAGAGGCGCCAATGACGAGACCGGTAGGACTAAAAGCGTTCGCTACTCTTTGTGTATAACTATTACCTGAGTACGAGTATCCAGTTAGTTTACCCTCACCAGTGCCCATGCGGATAATCATCGCTACATAATCATACACTGGATTATAGCATATATCATATCCAGAGTCAGACGCGGTACTACCTGGGACTACATCGAATGCACCAGTCTGCCTAGTGAAGGTTACACCAGAGCCTGTCCCTGACTTGAGGAACAGGTAGAATGATGGTAGACCACCGCCTAAGTTAGCCTGTCCTGACATAAGGTGAGTACCCTGCCTATTCCATCTACCGCAGAAGCAGTTGTTGTTAGGTTGAGCATCGAAGTTACCAACATGCTTCGTCCAGATGTTACCAGTGCCGGTATAGTAGCAAGACTCAAGGTAAGTAGCTACTTCACCGAATCCAAACAGAAGTTGTTCAGTCGGGTGGAACTCACAGTCTGTCTTGAAGCTTGACCAGTTGTTCGGCGGACCCGCTGCACCTACAGTGGGCAGAGTCATAGTCTGGGTCGTACTGTCGTACTTGAACATGTTGATCTTGTTCCCGAAGGAACTGACAGCTGATGCAAACCACTGACCGGTTGCGTCCCACTCACCAGATGCACCAGAGTTACTCAAGCCGACGTTAGTGCCGGTCATGTTGATCTGCATGTCATCGTCAGGGTACCACGTACCCCAAGATCCTGGATTAGTACCACCACCAGCCATAGGCTGATAAGTACCGTATCTGTACCCTTGGATCGGTGGGTTAGTAGCTACGCCACGTCGAGCTGTGAAGACACGTGCCATCTTAAGGATGAGCTCCGATAAAGCTTTTGATAGTGATCGAAACGTTTGACAGACTTGCGTCCTGTGAAGACGGGCAGATGATACTCATTGTATCACCAGCTACGAAGTTGGTAGCTCCAGCTAAGGTGAATGTACCACTTTGGCTGCCAGCACCGACAACTACCGTCCCAATGTTCGATCCGTTCTTCTGGATGTTGTATGTAGCTGATGCAGTTGCAGCTACGCCTGCATGAAGCAAGGAGCCACTAAAGTTAGCCTGAACATAGAAGTCACGTACAACTACGAACTTGAAGTAAACATCAGATGCTACTTGTAGGTTATTGTAGTATCCTGCAATGTCGTACCCTTCGATATTCGCTAGAATGTTCGGAAGTACCGGAGTCGGAGTCAACTGACCGTAGATGAACATAATGTCCGTGTCAGTATTGAGACTCTCGGAGAATACAACCGTAGTCAACGTCGGTACTGTATACGCGAGACCTGGCATCTGTACGACACCATTCACGATTACAGTAAGACCTGTAAAGGTCGTAACACCAAACAGAGCTTGCAGATCGAACGTAGTACGTCCAACTGTACCGGAAGCTCCGGTTGTTACACCAAAGTTGAAAGTTAGAGGGTTGCTATTGCTTGCACCACCACCACCGGGGATACCCCCAGCAACGGCAGCAGCTGCAGCGTTAGCTACGTTCTGTGCTTGCGACAAGTTTACTGCATCGCTACCCAAGACTCCTTGTGCAAGGTTCAGGATACGATGGTTTCCCATGTCGAAGTCTGCAGCCATTGAGTTTGGCAGTACACCATTGCGGTCTACCTTAGTCGCCAAGTCGGCTGCGATCTTGGTCAATTCGTTGTTCAGGATGGTTTCTGTGTGGAAACCGCTGCCAACGTCTTCTGGGATGTATGTAGTGCCCATTCTCTAGAGGGTTCTCGGCATATTAAATCATGAGGAACTGAAGTAATCAAGCTGAGGAAGCGAGCAATCAGTTCAATGTAGTACTATAGCTATAGTAGAATAATAATTATATTAATTATAAGGTATGATAGATTGATTCTATCCTTCCCTCTCTTCCTTATAATTATCTATTATTTACACATATATGATATATCAGACAACAAAGAAATGAAAAAGTTCCCCAACAACTACATCATTTATAAAAAAAGTACATCAATAGTAATAAAATATATTACAATAGTGTCAAAAGAAGCGAATCTCATGAATTTGTTGCAGAAAGTTGCGAGTGACTATACGGAGGTGGCCGAAGGCCCTGGCTCCCCCCTTCCCCCGCCCCTTAGTCTAACCGTTAGATTGTGGGGCGCCCCTCTGTGGAACTGTTAGAGCTGGCGCTAACGACCCAACTAAGGGGCGACGTCTAACGACTCCACTAAGGGGCGCACCTCTGGCGCGTCGTTAGCTAACAGTGTCACTCAGTCGCGCCCCTCTACCTAACCGTTAGGTTATGGCGCGACGCCCCTCGATAAGCTCGTTAGTTGCGCCCCTTAGTACACTCGTTATCTCTGGCGCTAACGGCCTGGCTAAGGGGCGATGCGACTGTGTGAATCCGTTAGTCTAGACTACTGTATATCTATCCAGGTATAATACTTACATCAAACTTACAATTCATTACATCTCTCTTACATACACTGGCGACCATCGGCGTAGGATGGTCACTGTTGAGATTGGATCGGTGCAAGACCGCTAGCGCGTTGCTCCCATTAGGGCGCGCTTTGGGCAACCGACACATACGCCCCCTTACGCGGTCTGACCGCGCTGTGGTGAAACTTCAGGGCGGACCATGCTGCGCGGAAGCAACCAACCGCAAAACATGGCCAACGGTCCACCGAGTCTACATGGCAACGCGCCTATCGCAACGCCCCCTCTAGACTCTGCAAAAGGGACCGCGTTAGATTAGGGGGCTATTGCTTAGGTAATCGGGCTATTCGCCTATCGTTTGATCGGTCGCGCGTTGCGCGGTTGGGTAGAGTCTAAACCATTCGCAACCCAACGTTTCCGCTATGCCTAGGCATGGTGCCCCCTCTGTTTTTTCAGGTAGTCTAGACTAACCGCTACAGGGTAAACCTGTAGCCCCTAACAGTTAGGAGTCTATGACTATGGCAATACAAGTAGGCAAACCATTTGGCAAGATTCGCGCGGATGTTCTGCGCGCGTTGAAAGCCTATCGCGATTACCTGTTAGTTGCTGGTATTCCTGTATCGGCAGACTTGCAGCGTAAGTGTGAGACTGGTAAGCATGAGTGATACAAGCGTAGGTAAGAAACGGAAATGGTTAGCTAAGTTCTCAAAGGACTATAAGCTAGCCCCAACCGCAAAGCGTAAGCGTAAGCAACGCGCTAAGGGATTACCTGCATACGTAGGCAAAGCAACAGCCGCGCCTAACGTAGGGCAAGGTGATAACGCAGCAGCGTTAGAGCGTAGACGCGAGCAAGACAAGACACGCCATTCCGATAGCATCCTCTCTCGCGAGATGATGAAGCATCGGACACGCGATAGCGGCGCCAATAAGATAGTCGGCGCTCGTGTCTTCAAGTTCGGCACCGATCGCACGGAGTTTCCGCGCAAGTCTTATGGTCCGTGGTCGAACAACAGCCGCAAGAAAGAGCGCAAGCTTACGAATGCGGAGGTAATGAGCAAGAAGATGAAGCAGTCTATGGGTACTCGGCAACAGGCGCCGGACTCAGTAGACCAACAGTAAGTTCACCTAGTCTAGACTATCTGAAAAAGCAGCACAGTCTGTTATCACTCATTGAGTGAGCATCCCTGCGTGTGACTCGGCACGCTCCCTTTGTAGCTACGCCATAGTCTATACCTTAGGTATGAGATCGCCGGCGCACCAGGGGTGCTCACTCAATAAGTGAGAGAGGTCTAGTTAGTTCGGTACTGTGGCGGGAGAAACAACATGGTTGGTCAAGACTTCGCGCTATACGTTGCCATCTTCTTTGTGGTGGTAATGAGTACGCGCGTGATATGGGTGCGTTGGTTCAAGCCGCGCTATCCATTCAATAGGCGGAAGCATGACCGCTCATAGATGGTATGAGCAGGGAGCAGCCTCTCGCCTGACACTACGTGACAGTACGCAGTCGCGTAATGGTTGGGCAGCAGAGGCTAGCCTGATGGTAGCGCGTGAGCATCTACCATTGATTGAGGTAACCGAGATTGAACTCACATCGCAGGAGTTCATGCATTACTTGGTTGATACGTTGCGATTCGTGAGGGGTGAGAAACCTAGGCTAGACTACCTACGCTAGATGTAGGGCACACAGGCGGCGCACGGTGCAAGGGGCTAGAGCGGTGCTAGTACGCTACTCATCGGTGGTCGAATACCGAATGAGCCAATGGAAATAGCTTGTGATGCTTGATTGGCGAGTATACCCGGAGTGCCAATCTCACGGGTTGCCCTACACCTAGCGTACGCAGTCTATGCTGTAGACTCGCGTGCCGCGCATTTGTTGGAGGAATTTGTATGCTGTGGTTGTGGTTGCAAGAATGGGTATGGGCACATCCTACCGCATTCCATGCTATCGGCCAGGGCTGCGGGTTCATCAGCGGGTTCATGGTTGGCCACTATCTCACGCTGTGGAATAGGAGCCGACGATGATGGATGACCTACACGCAGCAGGGCAGTGGATTGCGATGCTCGCAGCATTCTCCATACTGATCTGGATCTTCGCTAAGCCTAACGGAGGTAACGATGATTGATGGTCAATGGAGAGTGATTGGCGATGACGTTGAAGGCACCGTGGAATGGTGCCGAGGGATGAAGGATGAACTCGCAGCGCAAAGGATGGCTAAGCGATTCAGTGAGATGTTCCCTTGTGTTACGTTCGAAGCGATTGAAGTGAAAGGAGCATGGAAGGATGGCCACGCCGTTCAGCAAGATACTGAATGCGGCTGAGAACATCCATCGGGAGCTTCATTCATTGGAGCCTGAGGATGTCAATCGCATTTGGGAGCTAGTTCGCGTGCAGCTAGCGCAAGAAAGCAAAGAGCGCACGATGATTCGCCGTAGTTCAATGAGTCGGCGGGAGATGACTGACCTTAGTAAGTTTACCTCTGAGTTACCTCACCCATAGGGTTGATGCCTTCAAAGGCGTAGAGAGGCCTCATGTAGCTACTTGGTTGGCGCTCCCGCCGACTCACCCGAGCAAGCGTCGTTGGGATATGTGGGAAGGTTATTAGGTTTGCTGGCCTAGTCTAGACTACCTCCCCATGGCAACGCCCAACCCTCGCCAAGTCTAGTCTAGGCTGGCATTCAACTGAGAGGTGCTATTGATGGACAAGAGTGATGGAAGCAATCTGACCTTCAGCGGTTTGATGTACGATTGCATCCTCAACGAGCGTGACAAGGGCCGGCTCGCCGGTGAAATGTTGCGTCTCGCTGCGGCTTGCGCGAACGTCGAAGCGTTCCTGAAGGAGTGCAACAATACGGAAGCGTATTGGAAATCTCCCGAACGGAAGGAAGATCAGATCACGGGATCGTTGCCGTCCGCTTGGACGCAGGCGAAATCGGACATCAAGTCGGGCTGGCTGATGAAGCTGGAACCGAAGGAGTTCGAGACGATGAGCCTGTTTCGCCAAGCGAAGACAGCAGCGAACGCCGGGCGACCGACAACCTTCTTTCGGAAGGGCGGCGGTGGCAAGGCGGCTGCGGATGCAGCGGAACGAGCGGAAGCAGAGGCTGCCAAGACCGAGGCGAAAGTCGAAGGTCCGGCCCCTGCTCCCGAAGCGCCCGCTGCGCCGACGACGGCAGCCGACGAAAAGGTAGATCCTGCAATGGCGGCAGTCGTACTGTCGTTGGCGCAGGCGATCAAGCTGATCGGTCGGTTGCCCGATACGGAGCGTAAGCGCGTCACTCGTGACGTGATCGCTCTGGTTCAATCCCAGCATGACACCTACTTCAAGAACTTGAAGAAAGGTGACAAGACTGGCGACCAAAAGTCCGAGCAGAAGGCGGCCTAGTCTAGACTAGCGCCAGAAGTTCAACGGAGGATACATGGTAACGCAGAAGCTGGCATTGCGTACTCGCATCAAGCGCGCGGCGGTTCGTACCGTCAAGCAACTGAGCGTGGGTATCGTCGTGCTCGTGATCGCGGTTAGCTGTGTTGTCGCAGGACTCGTAGTGTACGGTCGTATCGTACACTTCGCGGTGACCGGACAATGAGCAAATCGCGGCAACGTCGCAACCGGATGAAGGCAATCGGCATCGAACTGCCGGTCACGCCTCCGGTCGTAACGAAGAAGGAAGTGGTAGTCGAAGCAGTGAAAGCTGCGGTAGATGCCATCATCCCGACGCGTGACGAAGGCACCAAGGCCGTCGAGGAACTCCTCGATTCAACGGTGCAGACGGATGCCAAGGTGAATGAAGAGAGGAACTGGATGGCAGGGGTAAGGGAAACCTTCTTCCCCAGCGATCCGGCCGATCAAATCATGCCGCCGTGGCAAGTGGCCATGTTCGTCGCAGGCTGTGTGTTCGCGATCTCGGTAGTTGTTCACTACTGGGGTTAGAACAGCAGGAAAGCGAGAGCCCCCGAGTCTACGTGTGGAAGTAGTCTAGGCTAGCAAGCTGTAGACTCGGGTTTCGTGGTTTCATTGGAGAAAATTTGATGCAGTATTGGTTGCGGAAAGCGAAGCCATACCTCGTCACGTTCGTTATCTGTGCGGTGGCCGCAAGCGTTTTCTCAGTGGCAACGAATGTTGTCATGAAGAACGTGTGCATCATCCACACGGATTCGCCAGCGTCAGTCGGGGGACTTCAGTGATGGGTGCGGGTATCTATTTCCTGTGGCTCATCTTGGCAGTTCCAAACGAGACACCATGCGGTGCAGCGGATGACACGTGCCTACCTTTGACGATTGCGCAGGTTCAAGCGCATGACTTGGATGGAAAGGTGCTGGAATTCACATCGCTGCAAGCGTGTCTCGATTCCGGCTTCAAGGCGAGAAAGGCTGAAGAGGTCAAGGGCTTCCTTTGTGACAGTGAGGAGGAAGATGCAAAGCGAAGAGAAAGGAAAGCTGGACCCGATGCATTCCAACCATCCAAAGGTTGGACCCTATGACAATGAGCCACCGACATTGGAGCGGTGGTTTGTTGTCAACATTGCGGGTCATCAGCGAGTAGGCGGCATGTTGCCTAACAATCCGAAGTGGGTTATCTCTGGGAAACTGAAGAAACTCAATGAGGATAAAAAACTTGCTATCACTGAGGATGGTGCGATCTATCGCCTTGGTGAGAGAGACAGATTAGGTCGCTCATGGTCTTGGATCTATGACCAAACGTCGAGGAGACACGATGACGAAGATGGCCGATGACAAGGCAAGGCGCAAGCAAGGCAAGCTGCGTCGCAAGGCTCGGACAATCATGTCAGCCTTGTTCAAGTTGCTGAATGGTCCACTTCCGAAGAGCAAGCGTGTTCTGAAGAAGTCTTGGGCCAAGAAGCATGGTGGAACCGGCACCTTTCTTTCAAGGAAGAACCGGGCTAAGACGAAGAAGTAAGGTCGTCTACACTACGCTGGTACGCAATGTCCAGCGTAGTCTAGACTATCTTGTTGCTGAGATACGTCTCCCGTCAGAAAAGCTAAGCGCTGAGTACACGGGTGAGTGAATATGTGGGAACAATCTCGGGTGGGCACCGAGGGTGTCAGTTCGAATCTGACCAGCTCTCTTAAGGGCTGCCTAGTAGCAATGCCTGCTAACCCACGGTTGATTTGGATAGAGCCGTTCCTGGCCTCTGATAAAGGTCAAGGGCGAGCACCACTTGCTGGTGCATGTCTTATCTGTCATACGACCCGGCATGGTCGTGAATCTAATCTAAGTTAGTTTCGAGTGAATCATTAACAAAGGAGGTGAGCATGAAGATCGCCCACAAGCTGATCAATGGCTTCGCAACGTTGTTGTTGGGTTGCGTTTGCCTTTTCGGTTTGTTGTACGGTGCGAACTACGTTTTCGACGTAGGGACTCGCACGTATGACGGGTTCTGCGCACGCGTTGACGAGGGGGCACACCTGTGCCTTCACCGAGACGTTGCGCCCGCTGCAACGCCCGCTCAGTAAGGGGCTGGTTGTAATCGATCGCCCTGGCCGTATGGTAAATACGGTGCCTCTGGCACGCGTCAGGTAGACCCCGTACAGCAGTCCGTTATGCGTGATGAGTGGACGTTTCGTGTATCCCCATGCTAACAGCGAATGCGCTTGATCCCGTTCAGACATAACGGGGGTAGGGCATAAGTCAACTCGCCAGCGGTATGAATTGGGAGAGATTCTGTCCCGATCCTATAGCAAATACGGAGAATAGTCGGCTTGATTCGAGGGTAGTCTAGACTAACATGGACTGAGTGTTTCTTCAACAAAGGAGGTATCTATGGCTGTAGTGCTCAAGCACCCCACAGCTGAGAAGCGCTTCCACAAGACGTTCAAACCCAAGGCATCGAAAGATCCTCGGATTGATACGGCTGTACGCTATCGAGAAATTCCGATGGCGTATGTTCAGCGAGGTGTTGGCAACAACATCCTGGTGCCTCATTGGGCCATCGCTGGAGTGGACGTGCCGAATACTCCTCACACATCGCCGTTGTTGCAACGGATCGCTGGCTTGGAACACCAGATAGCGGAGTTGAGAGGTTATGCTTCTCCGTTGTCACCAGGCCTCCCATCGGACCGACCTATGAGTCCGGTGGTGATGGCGGTTCGGGAGCAGCAGAATGAGGCAAGTCTTGCAGCTATGCCCCCTGTCGGCGTCTCTGTCTCAGGTAATGAGGCGGAGGCGTTGCCGGTGAGCGAAGCTGCACTCCCTGCTAGTTCCCGGACGAGTGAGGAGAAGAAAGATGTCGTCAAGGCAGGCGCCTCAAGCCCGCTGAAGTTGGTCGGACCGGAGGCGCCCGTTGTAGGGGACGTCACGGCACCGGCGGCTAACGACGACGCTGCAAGGATAGTGCAGCACGATGATGTCCAATGGGAAATTCGTGTTGCGTTGCCCAAAGCGGCAAGCGAGAGTGAGCTTGCGGTCCTCGCAAAGGGCCACGGGTATACTACCGCTGAGGCATCTAAGGCACTGAAGCGTGACCGACAGATGCGAGAAGCGTTGACGCAGAAGCTTCACGGAATGGGTCTGGTGGAACTCCAGATAAAGCGGGCTTTGGTCAAGGAAGATATCTCGCGATATCACCCTGACGCAGAGAGCGGCTATGTGGCTCATAGCCAAATGGTGGCTGAGAAGTACCCTAACCTAGCGTACCATGCTAAGGTAGCGTTGCTTCAACGGCTTCATCACATCCCGCCGACGATGCCCGAGCGTATACGCGCCGCTCGTAAGCAATACCGCTTGAAACTCGAACTGCGTGAGCGGAGCGAGGAATTCAAGGCAACAACGCGTCAAGGTATCCACAACCTTGGCGTGGTCGAGGCTCTTCACCAGCCCGGCGTAAGGGCTACATGGGAAGGGCGCAAAGCTGTTATGAGCAGCATGTGGGGCGATCTGCGCAACTATTGGCGGAAGCTCCGAGGGAAGGATGCTCGCATGTGGAATACGGAGGCCGCCTTGGAGAAGGGGGTCTTCGATGAGCTTAGCTCTCCGGTTAGCTTCGGCACACCGGAGGGCGACGGCTGGGTTCCTTCCCCAAAGCCCGTGAAGGTAAGCGACAAGATGTCGCAAGCCGAGGTGGTCCGGAGGTACCACCGGCAAATGACAGAAGTCTGGAACGGGAAAGACTGATCAACCTCAACGATCTCGCAGCTCGAATGTAACACTAGAGCTGTGAACTCGCGTATCGCGATTTTCCAGTAGAAAGTTTTCCGGTGAATCTAGAATGCGTGCTGCACTGTGAGTGTGCTAGCCACTTACGGTGCGGCATGTAGTCTAGACTAACCCCAGCGTCACAGAACCCTGCATCCTAGGTAGCAGGGAGTGGAGGGTGAAGTCACGTAGTGACCGCTCCGCCTCAGCTGGTTGATGGAAGACTCGGGTGCGTGGTTCGATTCCACGGGGGAGAGATCCTGCCCGTGATGGTTCCCGCTCGTAATCCGCGAGTTTGGTTAGCCGTAGCTCTCAACTACGGGGACGCCTTAATGTTTCTTGGTGGCTAAGCACCTTGCTTGCAGCGCATAGTCGAGTGAGTGATACGCGAGTTATCTCTTTCCTATCGCTAGGGTTCAGAACGTCGTCCTAAATGCTGTCGGGTGCAAATCCCGTACTGTCAGTCGAGTACCGCAGCAGCCTGTGAAAGGGTCGGAGGGCTAGTAAAAGACGATAGGAAAGGTCTCTGGGGGCGATCCCCGTGCAGGTTCGAGTCCTGCCCTCGAAAGAGGTGGCGGAATTGGCATACGCAGAGATGGATTAGATCCTGGCCGCCCCATGGTAATCTCGAATCCGGTTCGAATCCGGTCTGAGGGGCAGCTGTAGAGGAGAGCTGTGGTTTCCGCTAACATGTCACAGCCGTCCCGTGCTTCAGTGCAGCGACGCTAATACTTGAGACAGTCAGGAAGGCCGCAACCTGGATAAAAACTATCCCGCCAATCATTGCGACATGTGACCCAAGCGCCTTGGGTGTCTGGCGAGTCTAGACGGTACCTGTGCAACTCAGGCCAGTGGCAGAGTAGAATGCCGTGGGGATGCAACCCCATAGAGCCGGTAACCTAGACTAGTTCCCTTAACTCCAACAAGGAGGTGACGATGAGTTTGTATCGTTACACGATCCAGAACGGAGCGATGATTCGCCAGAAGCGAGGCTTTCTGCGATGGTGGATCTGGATTTTCAATCGTTCCGAGGAGGATGAGGTTAACCGCCTGAAGAATGAGCTGGTTCTCGCTCGTTCGAAGGTCAAGAACCTAGCACGACTCATCCCGAAGAAACATGCGATGCTGGAAGCACGGAAGAAAGAGCTGCGTGCTTTCATGGATAGTAGTGGAAAGCACTACGGTCCCTCTTGGCGAGACAAATTCTCCCCTCGTCGTGAAGCTGTAAGGCTGATCGAAGAGGTCAAGGTTGCCAAGAAGAAGGAACCCAACCAACACGGGCCTCCAAAACCTGCGCCGGTTGTACTCGCACAACTCACAACAGCTCCACCACAACGGAGGTAATGACGATGTTGTTATTGACATCCGATTCCGAAGAGCCAATTTAATCGGTGGCGGTCCGATTCATCCCTTTCACGATGTGAAAACGCGACATGGGAGTGCAATGAATCCCAAGCCATGTAGTCCAGACTAGGGCTGAACCTGGAGTAAGACAAAGGCATGGTGTGAAAGGAGGAAAACCCTTCGAGTCCGCACGCATGGTTAGTGTAAAAGGATAGCACGCCCCTCGGAGAGATACTGCTTCATCTAGCGGTACGTGGCTCCGGGCCAGGAAGTATGGTTCGATTCCATATCATGACAGAAACGTGCGCAACCAGTGCAGGCTGGTAAGCTGCGACTCATGTGCGGCACACGATTGGAACTTCAATACTAAGGGATTGTCTAATCCCATGGAGGTCTTATTGACGGGACTTGCACCTGATCAAATGGCCCACTGTGGTAAGTGCGTCATCCTTACCCTTCAGTTTTTGTTGGCCGCTGCGGTGGTTGCTACGCCGTGGTTGGCTCAGCTCAAGCTGATGTCCGTGCTCGCCCATTGCCACCTATGACAATGGGTTGAGCCGCCTATCCGTATAGTCTAGGGTAGGTTGCTGCCCGTTGGCTCTCAGTGCGAACGCGTCTAGTGCGCTACACTGAGGGCCAGCTCTTACGTCGCTCATAGGGCGAGGTGCTGGTGCAGCGGATGAAGGTCCGAAGGCCTAGTATTTCAGGGCAGAAGAGTTGGCTTTCAGTGTAGCGCATTGGCGTGACTGAGACTAACCACGAGAGGAGTGAAGACTAATGAACGTAGGCGAACTCCGAGCGCTTCTGGACGGTATGCCGGTGGATGCGCGAGTGGATGCTATGATCTATGGCTATCCACAATCTGCGTTTCCACTGTCCACTGTAGATCTGCTTAAGCTGAACGATGGAAAGCATCTGGTTGTAGTCAACTGTGTTGAGTACGACCCCAGTGTATCAGCATAAAACCAGGGACGTACAAATGAAACACCCGATCCACTTTCCTGTGGATATTGCTGGAACGTATGTTGTGATGTACCTAGGTATGCAGCTAGCTATGGCAGCTCTTACCTGAACGTGTACTAGCGACACCGGGAGGGGTGATTGAGGAAACTCTCTCACCCCAACCGTTTGATGATGTATTTAACGGGAACTTTTCCCATTTTTTGTTGTCTGATACTATGTATCTTTGAAGAGGATGAGAAGAATGAGCTACTCGAATCGGTACGATAACTTCGTTGTAACTGCTACTGATCAAAGTGACTGGACTAACCTTGTATCGTTTGAATCCACCCGTGAAGCTGCTGAATATACAGCTATGCAGTGGGGTAAGAACGAGAGCATTGAAGACATTAAGATTTCTGAAGTTCTTGCTGATGTTCAGATGGAACAACAGTTCAAGATGGTTAAAGAACCTGCAATTTGTAATCGAGGCTGCCGCTTTAGTTTCAGCTAAGCTCAGTCTACTGTGGCGGGAGAACTAGCATGAGTCGTATATTTGTTGTTGGCGACCCGCACTTCGGTACGAAAAGCATCCGCTTCCTACCGGGGCGGGAGAAATTGCAAACGATGACGATGGAAGAGCATGATGAATTCCTTATTCAGAATTGGAATGCGGTGGTTACGAAGCGGGATAAGGTTTATCTGCTTGGCGACATTGGCCGTGATCTTAGCGGCACCTATATGCGCGATATCCGGGATCGCTTGGCTGGTCGCATTGAAGTTGTTGGAGGCAATCATGACACCGCAGAGTTGCTCCAACTATTTGGTGACAAGGTTCATGGCGTAGTAACGTACAACCTGAAGGGTATTCGGCTAGTGCTGACGCACATCCCGATCCACCCGCAGGAAATGTACTGGGGCTACAACATCCATGGGCACTTGCATACGAACGTAGTGAAGGAAGGGGCTACAACCCCCGATCAGGGGCGAGCAGTTGGGCCGAGTGACCCTCGGTACATCAACGCTTGCCTTGAACACTACAACTTCTACCCACAACCTTTGGAGGCACTTGTAGATGCTCGGGAAGCAACACGTAAAGCAACTTACAAAGTCCCAACAGGATACTTTGACGAATGAGATTCGTAACAACCCTCTTGCTTTCGATGTGGCTGTTGCTGCTTTCTCCGCTGTCGAACGCTACAGCAGAGAACGGGACACCGCTGTTCACGTTGACCGACTCGGCCGCGAGATCGGGGAGCTTGGACATCTACTGCAACGACACGAAGCGCAAGACATTACCGTTGACCCCTCCTATAACGCAATGGCAAGCCCCGTGGGGCACGTTTGAGGATGGGGACTATACCTGCTATGGGGTAGTCGTGTCAGGGGGCTTACAGACGCGCACAAACGATGTGAGCAAGCATATAAGTAAGCACGTAGTAACCGCACCAAGCAACATCGGCTTCGACCGATGAAAGTATTGGTAGCGTGTGAGTTTTCCGGCATAGTGAGAGAAGCCTTCATCAAGAAAGGCCACTATGCCGTCTCATGCGATCTCCTCGATACGTGGATCAAAGGCCCACACTTTAAGTGCGATGTCCTAGATAAACTCTATATCGATTGGGATCTCATGATAGCGCACCCACCCTGCACATACCTCTGTGTGAGCGGGATACATTGGAACAATCGTATAGAGGGGCGGTCTAAGAAGACAGAGGAAGCTCTAGAGTTCGTGCAGAAGTTGATGGATGCCAACATCCCTAAGATAGCCATCGAGAACCCCATAGGGGTCATCAGCACACGGATACGCAAGCCTGACCAGATCATACAGCCGTGGCAGTTCGGACACCCCGAATCAAAAGCTACGTGCCTCTGGTTGAAGGGCTTGCCAAAGTTAGTACCGACGGATATACTTCCTAAGCGCAAGCAGTGGGAGAATCAAACACCGACGGGCAATAACAAACTAGGGCAAACAAAGGATAGATGGATGAAACGTAGTCTAACCTATGTTGGGATCGCTAACGCAATGGCGGAGCAATGGGGATGATAGTAGGAGACGAGCCGTGTCCGGGATGCAGAGCGCAAGGTCGAGACAAGACTGGGAACCATCTTATCAGATTCGAAGATGGCAATGCCTATTGCAACCGATGCGGATACAAGGAGATTAGTAATAGAGTGGTGGAGATAGCTGATGATAAGCTGGATTTTGAAGATGTGGAACGGCTCCCCACATTCGGTATCCCTCACAAAGGGATCAAAGTGGAAGCCTGCGAATTCTACGGAGTTAGAACAGAGTTCTCTGACCGGGGAGAGCCCGATAGATTTTGGTACCCTCACACCACCAAGGGTGATACAGATGGGTATAAAGCTAAATCCGTCCGAAAAGAGTTTACTGCTGTTGGATCTACCAAACTTGGTGATCTATTTGGGCAATCCGTTGTCAAGCCCGGTGGCAACTTTCTTGTTGTCACAGAAGGAGAGGACGATGCGCTCGCTATTTGGCAAGTGCTACGTGACTCAAGCGAAATACAAGGATGGGTACCACCTGTGGTATCTATCTTCCATGGATCTAGCGGGGCATCGAAGGACATAGCGGAGAACATTGAGTATGTTAACTCTTTCTCTAAAATTATCCTTTGCTTCGACGAAGATGAGGCAGGACGTAAAGCTGTCCTTGACGTCGCCCCCATGTTTGCCGGGAAGGTATTTGTTACTAAGCTTGCCAAGAAAGACGCAAATGAAATGTTGCTCGCTGGCTTGGGAGCTGAACTGAAATGGGACATACTAAAACATGCGCGTAAGTACCAGCCCGATGGAATTGTTAACGGGTCAGATACTTGGGACCGATATAAACATGCGGCTAATCAGGAATGCTTTCGATATCCTGAGGAATGGGCCGAACTTAATAGCAAAACATACGGCTTTCGATTGGGATCTATCGTTACCGTTACTTCGGGCACTGGAATTGGTAAAACACAGTTCCTCCGTGAACTTAAGCATCACATATGGAAATCCACCGATTGGAACATCGCGGACATTTCGTTGGAAGAGGACGTTGGCGAGAGTGTCTCAGGAATCATGTCTGTACATATGGGACAACGACTACATCTACCAGACGTATCCGTGGCTGAAGATTACGAGAAACGTGTGCATACCGAACTCTTCGGGAACGGGCGCTTCTCGTTCTACGATCATTTCGGAGGTATGGACGACTCGAACCTTTTCAACAAGATCCGATACTTTGGTGCCACTGGCCACAAAGCGATATTCCTCGATCACCTCTCTATTATCGTCTCTGAATACGCTGCCGATGGAGGGGAACGTGAACGTATTGATACCGTAATGACCAAGCTAGCGAAGCTGGCAAAGGAGTTAGAAGTTGTTATCTTTGTGGTGGTCCATCTTCGAAAGGACGGCGGAGGCCGAAGCTTTGAACAAGGAACTACTCCGTCACTTGACGATCTTAGAGGAAGTGGCTCGCTCAAGCAGCTATCATGGGACGTTATCGCGCTCAGCCGTAATCAACAACACCCTGATCCTTATTGCAGAAACATTTCAAAAGTTACGGTGCTCAAATGCCGCTTTAGCGGTCGAACTGGAGAAGCTGACTATCTCCTCTTTGACACAGCCAGCGGACGAATGTTAAAGGTTGAACCCCCTTCCAACTATGAGTTCATGGCATGATTAAGATAGTGAAAGAGAATCCTCCGAACTTTGAGGATATCATTAAGGTCTTACCAGCAGCTACTCAAGCGGGTGTCATATTCGCGTATGACGGCGTGATCTACGCACCGGGTGACTATGATCTTCCTCAGTGGCTAATAGCTCACGAGGAAGTACACTTCGCGCAACAAGAGTTTGTTGGCGGAGCTGCCATCTGGTGGGAACGTTATCTCGCTGATCCTGAGTTCCGTTATGCAGAGGAGATAGTAGCTCACCGAACTGAGCTGCGTGTATTCAATGCATGTACGAAGGATCGAGAAGCTAAGGTGAAGCATCGTCTCGTCTGTTCAGTTCGACTATCGAGCGAACAGTACGGTAACATCCGTACACAAGGCGAAGTGTGGAAGGATCTTAAACTGTGAGTTTCACTGATGCCGGCTATGACGAATGGGTCAAGTCTGGTCGTCCGGGGGCGGGAGAACCAATCCGCCCCTTCAATAAAGAAGAGTGGGCCAAGGAATGCGAAGTAAGCTACTGCCGATGGCTGTATACACAAGCGCAGGAGCTAGAGGCTCGAAATCTGGGATTTTCCCCAAGAATTTTTTTGGAGTAATTAGGAATGAAGGTTTTCAAAAACGTATTTGCTGTAGTAATCGGTCTGTTGACTCTTGCTGTAGCTCATATGACTGGTGTTCAGCATCAAAAAGTAATCGACGAGAAGCTTATCAGCGATTCGTTCTACAATGGTATGCTGGAACAGAATGAATTCTACAAGGCGAACCCGACTCAGTGTCTGGTCAACGTCTGGAAGAAGTAAATGGAATTCACATACACTTACAAGTGCTCTAAGTGTAAGAAGGTTGTCGAACTACGTCGCCTTATGGATGATCGTGGCAACCCGGTAGTGGGAGAGAAGCACTCGAAGCGTGGATGCGATGGAGAATTCCGTCAGATCATCACCGCTGTCTCAGTTCCCTTCGAACACTTGAGAGACAAAGGCGTTTTCGAACGCATCGAGAAATACTAATGGATAGATTCTATGAAGCCTACAGGCGCACCCTGTGGTACGAGGGCGGTACTAACCAGATCACCGCTGATCATGGTGGGGCTACCTACATGGGCATCTCCAAACGCTTCCTAGAGAGCGTAGGGGACACTCGTGACCCTCGGGATCTAACTGACGTAGAGGTTATCGACCTCTATGACAAACACTTTTGGACACCAATGCATTGCGAGGAGATCCATAGTGATCTCGTAGCGTTCAAGGTGTACGATATAGCAGTGAACATGGGAGTCCACACTGCGTCCGTGATGCTACAGATTTGTGTAAACGATTTGCTTAGGCATGAATACGGATCGTCACTCATCGATGAGGATGGTGTGATCGGACCCAAAACAATCAAGGCCGTAAATGAACTGAAGGATTACGAACTCCTCTATTGGCTCCGAGAAGAGCAAGAGGATCGTTACCATGTCATCGCATCTCGTGATGAGACGCAGATGGTGTTCCTAACCGGCTGGCTCAGGAGAGCACAATGGTAAAGAAAGTAGAGAAGAAAATTGAAACCAACTGGCAGAAGTTTCGCACAGAGCTTAAGCTACTCGCTCGCGCTGTACGGGTCAGTCACGCTTCACATTGGAGTGGTGCATGGCCGAACAAGTTCGTTGAGAGTGCGCGTGCTGCACCCTACGCAGTGGGCCATATCGACGCCCTGTACTACCCTCTCAGTATCGCGGCAATCATTGCCTTGGCGGTCCTGTGAACGACGTCGTGACGGAGAGTGGAGAAGTGTGCGAGACGTTGATCCCGGAATCTACACCGGATACATCGGAAGCACTAGCGGCTTCAGTACCGCAGCTCCCGACTTGGCGAGTACGGATTTTGGTAGAAGTACAAGAAACAATCTCCGCCTCAACCCCGGAAGAAGCTATGGACGTAGTAGTCAAGCACTACGCTGGGCTCGAAGACAGCTCTATCACGCGTATCTTGCCGGCATCAGTGATGAGCGAAGCCGAAGCGGATGCGTTCGAGAAAGAAACACAGGATATTATAGAAAATGCCGAAGTATCTGATAACCTACGCACGGAAGTTTCAACTGCTGACTGAAACGGACACGGAAGGGGAAGCAATTGAGCTCGTGAACGATTTGCCCGAGATTGGGCAGGATTGTTGCGAGACAGTCATCCTCGATGTGTACGAAATCATCAATGGAATGGAAAAAGTGGTGCATTAATGCTAAATCGAATGGATATTCAAGAAATTGCCTCGAAGATTCGAGACAGTGTACGAGTTCAGGTCGCACATCGGAGCGTACATGTTTCTGGTGACGATATGGACGCGATTGGGAACTTCATCCTGACTACGTTGTCTAAGTATGAGGACAACCAGCTTATGCAGCTGGAACAATTCAACCCTCAGACTAACCGAGTCGAGAAAATACAGGAACTGCCGCCGCTATGAGCCGAATGAAAGAGCTTTTCAGTTATATGTTCACTGCAATGAGTGAATTCAATATGATCAACGCTGATCATAAAGAGTTGATGGCTTTTTCTACAGGTCTGCGGGATGGGGAGGATTTGGAAGAGCCTTTGATCTATGACGAGGACTCCTCGTTACAAAGCTTCTACAAACAGGGCTTCAAACACAGCCGTCACAAGATGGACTCTCAAGGGAGACTGGTGGATGAACTCTGACAACGATACGTTCTTTCGTGGGTCATTCTACCACGAAAATGCAAGCAAGCACTACCGTCACTGGTATGTGCAAGGACAAGCTGACTTCCGCGCTGGGAATCCTCCTCCTGAGGAGATCCTAGGCAACGAATCAGCGGAGGAAGCTTGGAATATGGGTTGGCAATCTGATGCAGCAGCTGAAAGTATGCACAAACCCTTTTCCTTCTTAGGGACTCATTCCGTTGTACCTAGTGGTCGGGACGACATGCACGGGTACAGCGAAATCAACTATAGTAACAATGAGGATTTCTAATGGCACTTAACCATACCAAGTTTACGTGGACAGCACCCACGAAGAACGTTGATGGCACTCCCATCACGTACGCACTGGACTACACGTTCTACGCAAACAAGGTTGGTGATCAGCCGGTCGCAATTTTGACGACTCCGGGTTCTTTGAACCCGCAGGGTCAGTACGAGGCTCCGATCGCTGACATGCCTTTCTTTGTTCCGGGTTTCTCGTACGAGACGCGCCTTACCGCACGTCAGCACGACAATCAGGCCAATGAATCGGCTAAGACCAACCCACTGACGTTCGCTCTGACGGACACGACGCCACAAAGCCCTTTGGACCTTGCGGTATCGTAATCAACATTTACAACCCCGTAGTTAACATTGATCTAATCATAGGCGATTGCGAGGAAGTATGAGCGATACCGACACTACAAGATTGAAGCGATTTGTCTTCGACCTTGAGGGCGATGGGGATAAATACTCCATCACCCAAGTGTGGTGTATTTCGATTCGGGACGTAGACACTAGCGAAAGTTGGTTCTACGGACCCGATGAGATCGAAGCTGCACTGAACAAACTGAATGAGGCAGATGAATTAATTGGGCATAACATCCAAGACTACGATTTACCGGTCCTCAGCAAGATTTGCAAATGGGTACCGAGGTACGGTGTTAGGATTACTGATACGCTTATTCTTAGCCGTCTATATCAGTCTGATCGTGAGCGGGTCACTGGCACTAATGCTGGACCACACGCTCTTGCATCTTGGGGTATTAGACTTGGAATCAATAAGCCGGAGCATGACGACTGGACTCAGTTCAGCCCAGACATGCAGATAAGGAATGAAACTGACGCGCTGATCAACACTATGCTCGTGCCGGTACTCGAAAGGGAACGGAAAGAGTTCGGAGTTGATTGGACTGAATCAGAGATAACAGAACATGATATCGCTGCGGAAATTTCTCAGCAAGAGTTCAACGGTGTGCCGCTGGATGTGGCTAAAGCTAAAGATCTCCTTGCTTTTGTTAAAGATAAAATGGATCATATTGACGACGAGTTGGTTCCTCACCTTCCAAGAGTACCACTCCCTTCAAGCAAGCAGCCTAAGTGGCCATCTAAGCAATTTAAAAAGGATGGACGACCAACTGAGGCAGCTCTCAAATACTATGGCCCTGACTTCAATCAATTCAGAACCGATGTAAAAGTGCTTGATGCTCCACTGAGCCTTAGCTCAGAGAAGCAAGTCAAAGATTATCTGATGACGATTGGTTGGCAACCAACCGAATGGAACTATAAGAAAGACCCGGCAACGGGTAAACCTCTCCGACTCAATGGAGAGAAGGTAAAGACCTCACCAAAGCTAACGCTAGACTCTCTAGAGAGCGTGAGATGGCCTCCCGAGGTAGGGAAAGCCGGACCAATGATCGTAGAGAGGATGATGCTTAGGCATCGCCATAGCTTGCTGGAAGGACTTCTGCGCGATGTAAGACCAGATGGTCGTATAAGCGCCGAAGCGGTGCCACAAGGCACCCCTACTGGGCGTATGACACAGCGGAAGGTAGTCAATATGCCGGGAGTTGATAAGGCCTACGGGCCGGAGATACGAGGCCTATTCGGCACGATCCCCGGATACACCCGAGTCGGTATCGACCTTGACCAGTGCCAGCTACGAGGTTTGTCGCATTATCTAGGCGACGCAATGTACCGGAATGCTTTGCTGAACGGTAGGAAAGAGGACAAGACCGACATTCATAGCCTTACAACAGCTATGCTTGAGTTCGGTGAGGACCGGCAGAAGGGTAAGACGTGGACGTATGCGATCATCTTCGGTGCCTCAGACGACAAACTGTCCGTCGATCTGGGGATACCAAAGGAACGAGTCGCTGCCCTCCGTCAGCTCTTCTTCAAAGGCCTCCCATCTCTAGAGACACTGCTCAAGCAGTTGGAGAAGGAATGGAAGAAGTGCGGCTTTATCAAGGGATTAGATGGTCGTGCGTTGTGGGTACGCGGAAAGCACATGTTGCTAGTGTACCTGTTGCAAGCACTCGAAGCGGTAGTGATGAAACGATTCATTATCGGAGTGATGGCAAGATCAGCGCACGAGAACCTTGATGTCCTACTCGTGACCACCATGCACGATGAAGCACAATTCTTGGTGAAGGATGAGGATGTGGAACAATTCAAATTAATAGCAGTCGAAACAATACAAGCAGTAAATGAAAGGTATAAGCTTTTCTGTCCTCAAGCGGTGGATATCAAAACGGGGGCCACATGGGCGGATTGCCACTAAACGCGTATGCTATCTCTGCGGTAGAACAAGCGATGTCCCCGGTGAATGCGAGTGGCCTAAGTGCCCACACAGGGGTAAGTATGAATGACGACCGACCAGTCTACGCGGATCTCATGCTCGATATCGAGACTTTGGGTACCTCGCACAGATCGGCTGTGGTTTCGATCGGTGCAGTCCTCTTCAGACTGGACACCACAGACGACTTGGAAACAATTAAAGATCCCGAGCGTTGCTTCTACGCAGTGCTGGATACTGATGACCAGCTTGCTCGGGGAAGAATTACAGACTCAGACACACTTGACTGGTGGGCTGAACAAAGCCCAGAAGCGCAGGCTGTACTACGCGCTCCGGTTGAAGATGTTGACTCTGTTCTCAGACGCTTTATGGAGTTTTGTCGAGGCATCCGCAGGGTATGGGGCAACGGTAACACTTTCGATAACGCGATCATCCGGGATTTGTGCGACACGTATGGCGCTGAGTACCCGGTATTTTATTCCCAAGACTTGGATTTCAGAACACTCAAATATCTGTGGAGAATTCTGACCAAGTGGAAGCGTAAGAACATTGAAGTAAGGGTGGGAACCCACCACAACGCACTAGCTGACGCACAGAGTCAGGTACTGCAAGCACAAGAAATGTATAGAGAAGTTAAAGGAACTAGATATGGCATTTAATCCACAAGAGAAGCAAGCAAGTCAGATTAGCCTCCCTGCCGAAGGCACGGTACCGGCTCGACTCGCTCGCATTGTAGAACTGGGCCAACGTGAAACAACTTACAAAGGTATCACTAAGGTCAAAGATCAGGTTCAGTTCTGGTATACTCTCCCGACTCGTCTCATTGAAGACGAAGGGGACTACCAAGGTAAGCAACACATGATCCGCACTCGACGTATGCAAAAGACTACGAGCGAGAAAGGCGCTATCATGGAGCACATCGCAGTGCTCGATAAGAACGCTACGTCGTTCGAATCGATTCTGAACAAGCCTTGCTATGTACGCATTGTACATAACACGGTAACGAAGGACGGCGACAGCCGTCAGTATGCCAACATCACTGGCATCATGGGCGTACCGGAAGGCATGACCGTAGGTGACGCGGATACAACTCCGTTCCACTTCGACTTTTATAACCCGAGCGAAGAACTTTGGCAAGACGTCCTCTGGGACGGGCTGAAGGAAGACCTGCAAAAGGCTGTCAACTACAAGGGTTCTGCCCTTGAGCGGATGGTTCTGAAGCTGGAAGCTACGGCTTAAGTCATGCGTGCGAAGCTTGCACCACGCCCCCCGGAGATCCTAAGGAAGAGTCATATCCATATGGACCTGCGTGGGCTGTTGCAAGCCGAGCAGCACCGGAGGGAATATGAAGATTACATTAGGCACGAGCTACAGGTTAGCCGCGCGAAAGTACAAAGTCCGATGGATGAACCTTCTTGAACAAGTGGCTGAGCCCGAATGTCTTGGAAGCACGGAAGATAGCAAGAGCCTTGTTAGAATCCGAAGAGGCGAAAACAAAACAACCACTGCTCACACGTGGTTTCACGAACTCGTCCACAACCTACTTACGGCTCTCGGGAGGGACGATCTTAACGCGGACGAAGGTTTCGTCGATGGACTTGCCGGACTTCTTCAGCAGGCTATGAAGACAAACCGAGGGGATCTCTATGACGAATAAGCAGGGCAAGCCCTCTACATTCGAGGAGAGTGACAAGGATCTAGTGAAGGGATTGCTCGAAGCAGACTACACGCTGGATCAGATAGCGACTAAATGGGAATGTTCACATGGTACGGTAGGCCGGTTCATCGCTAAGATGGGACTAGGCCGGTACGTACGACAGGGCCGGAGGCCGTTGGAATGAGAGCGTTGATTGATGGTGATATGCCAGCTAACGAGCTCGGGCATATGGAAGAGGAATACCTCGATGGTGAAGAAAAGAAGCGGCGTCCAATGGCGTGGGATCTGGTCAAGGGTCTTGCTACTGGTCGCTTCATATCTATTGTCACTAACGCTGAGGCTGGTGGACATACCTGCTACCTATCTCACGGTAAGACTTTTCGACATGAACTTGCTACCATCAGGCCGTACAAGGGTACTCGTAAGCCGAAGCCTGAACTCGTCGATCGAATCAAAGACCTGTACGAGCATAGCTTTGGTGCTCAATGGTGCGACGGATACGAAGCTGACGACGCCATGGCAATGGATCAGTGGTCAGAGTACCGTCAACTATACCAGCTGACGAACGGTGATGAAGAGCACATCAAAAGCTACAGCAACACTGTCATCTGTAGTCGAGACAAAGACTTAGACACAGTGCCGGGGTGGCACTTCAAGTGGACCTTGAAGAAGGACAAAGAGAAGCGTATCCTGATGGGAGAGGTTCACCCTGAACGCCCACCATACTACGTAACCCTGATCGAAGCTACTAGAAATTTCTACAAGCAGATGCTGATGGGGGATGCAGTGGACAACATTGCTGGTCTCTATAACGTCGGCAAGAAGTCCGTCTGGCTCAAGCAGCTGGATGAAATGGACAATGAAGCAGAGATGTACAATCATGTCAAGGACAAGTACGTCAAATACTTCTCAGACAAATGGAAAGAATTCTTAGATGAAACGGGGAAACTCCTTTGGCTCTGGCGCAAACCAAATGATATTTGGAAGTCGCCGGCCGAAAGAGACAACAGCTGGTACGAGTAAAGTCTCGTCGTCAGCTTACAAAAGTAAACTAGAGCGAATCAATGCCAAAGAACTCACAGACAAAGGAATCGAGTTCGTCTACGAGCCCGAAGAAGGGACCATCCAATGGCTCCTCCCGGCGTCGCTCCACACGTACAAGCCTGACTTCTGGATACCGAAAAAACAAGGATGGATCATTGTTGAGACCAAAGGAATTTGGGATTACGAGGATCGATGTAAGCACGCTTGGATCAAGATGCAGTATCCGGGATTGGATATCCGCTTCGTTTTCTCAAGGAGCAGTGCTAGCACTAGCAAAGGATCAAAGCAGACTTACGCAAAGATTTGCAACGGGGAAGGAAGAGGAATCTTCAGAGGACTAACTTGGCAGTACGCTGACAAGCATATCCCAGAGGAGTGGTTGCATGAGTGAGGCATTCATATGGTTCATCCTGCTAACGGCAGTTATAATTTTTAATATGCCGGGCAACGATGATGACCAAATACGCTAAATGGCTATGGGATGTATTACATCCGGGGATATTTGAAGTGAATCCGTATGATGAGGATTGTCCAGAGTGCGGGCTAATGCTTTACTCTGGTAAGAGAATGGCTTGGACTAGCGTCCGAGAGATGTGTCAGCTTAAGAGCTGCCCTAAGCACGACGAGGATGACGAGGATGATAGTGAGGGGACTGAAGTCCAAGGATAACGAGAGGATGATCTTGGAGCTGTATGAGTGGTTAGAGCATGGGGATGATCAGCATCGCTCATGGTTGAAGAATGCGATCCAAGCCTTCTTCTACGGTAACCCGAAGCCAGCACCAGACAATCTTCCCGACTGGTTAGATGAACAGGAGCCGCCAAGGCTATGAAAGATATTAATGAGTATCAGAAATGGGCGCTAAGCCTGTGGAAAGATGCGGATAGCATACAACTACAAATTGTTCATGCTCTCCTAGGGCTCACCACCGAAGTAGGTGAAGTAGCTGATCTCTTCAAGAAGCCATGGTTCACGCCGATGCGTGCTGATGGGTTCAACGTTGAAGAGCTCACAAAGGAATTGGGCGATGTGCTCTACTATCTAGTTATGCTGGCAGAGATGCACGGTGTAGATATGAGCGACGTCCTCCGTAAGAATCACGATAAATTAGAAGCAAGATATGGCAAGCAAAGCTAGTATAGACATTGATGCATTGGAGAACCTGATCTTCTTGGTCGATGACGCAATCACCTGTGGTGAAGTAGTCATGGCTACCGAGACGATGGTTCAAGTGCTGGAAATTCTACAGGAGATTATGGATGAATACCGAATCGCAGAAGCTGAACGCGGTACCTGATACGGAGTTCCTCACCAAGACGATCTGGGACATCTACCAAGAGTCCGGGGTTGAGGGTGTGGATAAGTACATGAAGGAAACCAAGCTTCCTTGGTCGATCCTTCAGACGGAAGGCGAGGCTATCGTAGCTGCCGCCAACGAGCGCAACATCAACCTCCAGACGTTCTTGAACGAGTGGGAAGAGATGATGCAGCGTAAGTGGGACAACAACGAGAAGGTGTATGAGTTCAAGAGCTTCAAAGACGACCCCGACTTCACCCCCGTTGATGAAGGGGTATAAGGACGACGTGGGTAAGCTGCGGTACGATCTAGTACCGTGGGACGCTATGGATGAGGTAGTAGCAGTTCTTAACTTCGGGGCTATCAAATACGCACCGAGGAATTGGGAAGCCGGCATGGATTGGGGGCGACTCAGCGGGGCTGTACATAGACATATGTCCAAATGGGAGATGGCCATCCTTAGGGGTGAATCAGGGATTGACCCTGAAACAAATCGATCGCATTTGGCGGGAGCAATCTGCTCTGGATTGTTCCTTTTGTCCCATGAGCTGCGCGGTATAGGGACTGATACCCGAGCTGGTGTAACCATTTAGGAAGTATAATGCCGAGAGGTAGACCTCGAAGCCACTCGGAGGGGGAACTCTGTGAATTGTGCCATGAGAACGAAAAGCAGTTCCACGGCTACAACGCCTATGGCAATCCACAGTGGAAGAAACATTGTCACATATGTAATGTGAAAATTTGGCCAATCAAAAGTCAGAAAGGGAAAAGCGACAGCTGCGAGCTTTGCGGCTACACCCCTCTGTTTAAACGAACTCTGGACATCCATCATAGAGATGGGGATCACGATAATAACGAACCAGAGAATCGTATGACCCTATGCGCTAACTGCCATCGCGAACTCGAAGGCGCCATCCACGAACATGGTGACTGGAAGAAGGCTGAAGAGTGGCTGAGGCGTATACTACGTCACGTTAAGAGTCGCCTATTCCCATCGGAATAATTGAGACTCATACAGCGAAAAAAAAAGGCTCCAACCGTAAGGAAGGAGCCTTTCTTTTGCCTAACGGTCTCGTTAGGACTTAAGCCTTGGAGGAGGGATTAGGGCTTTTTCTTAATCCGTCTAGTCGTATTGACTAAGACAGAATCAGACCCATGAAGGGCATTTACAAGCTCTTTAATATCCGACTTGATCTCCTGCAACAAATCCTGCATTGCATCATGTCCAGCCTCTAGGACTGCTACTCGTGTGCCTAGTTTACTAATCCACACTGCTGCTGTTCCGAAGCCGCCAAGTATAAAAAGTAGAAGAGTGATCGCTGCATTTTGGTCCATCAAAACTTACGCCACACATTCAATCCGATCGCTGCATACACTGTGTACTTCAGCATCTCACCGAGGTTGCCACCGTTCTGGAGGACTTCTGCTAGCGCCTTGATACCAGTGATGGCACCTTCCAAGAAGGCAGGCTTGCCGAATCCACTAAGGATTCCGCCTAGCATAATCGCATTGATGATACCAACTACCGATACGGTAACGTACTCATCTTTCCATGAGAATTGATTCTGTGCTGCAAGGATAGCATCAAGGTGTTGATCGTTTACGATTACTTCCTGTTGTCCAGCTTGCTGCGCTGCATTCAGTTGCCCGATGATAGCATCGTGGGCAATCTTTCTCTCTTCTTTCTTAGCATAAATATCTGTGATCGGTTTGACGATCTGACTTAGACCATTGGTCAAAAAGTCTAATATAGCACTCATATTACTTCTCTGATTGTTATCTTAGTTTTAGTGACCGCATCGTTGACAGTTGTCGTCACAAACGATCCCTCCCCACTCTCCATCACAGGAGAAGTTAGGGTTCTCATCTGATCCTCTGTTCTTATACCAGAGGGTGTCTCTTACCCACTCAGTGAACCTATAACTGCGAGCTTGATCTTCATCAGGCTCTATACAGCGTATCTCACCTAAACATCGTAGATGCTCACAGGAGCTCCTGGGAGAGCCGTAGCGCCACGATCTCCCCTGACCCCTATGGGTGGTAGCGGGTCTCATGCCCCAGTCTTAACGAAGAGGCTCGGGTCCGGCTTCTGACCGAACTTGGCCATAATCCCCTTGACGTACTTATCAGTTACTCCATCCAGAGGGATCTTACCGCCAAGGTTAGAGATAGCTGTCGGGCCTGCCTTATAGGCTGCGAGCGCTACCGCTACATTACCGGCAAAGCGTTCCAGCTGCTGCCGCATATATACTATACCGATAGTCATATTATCGGTCTTGTCATTCAGGTCTAGCTTAACGCCTAGTTCCTTCTCAACATCCTTACGAGCTCCGTCGAAGGCTTGCGCTACACCGATAGCGCCAGTAGGGCTGACTTGCTTCTGGTCGAAGCCAGATTCCCAGTCAAACGTAGCTGCCATCAGGTTCGGGTCTACGCCGTACTCTTTAGAGAGTGAGAGGGTAGAACGTACCGTCGGGTCGTTATAAGGTTTGCCAATGCTAGCAGTACCCCAGTCGGATTGAGTTACATGCAGGTACGGGTCTTGAGCTTGGAGCTCATCCGGGCTATTGATGTCGCTCACCAAGGTACGCTTGCCTTGCTGGTCGATCTTATAGACTTGACCAGTCTGCTGATCCAGTAGCGGTTGGCTGTAGTTGAACTGAACCAAGTTACCTTGGCCCTTCTCAAAACTCTGCGACTGAGATTGCGTATTGATGTACTGAGCCATCTGAAGACCCCAGTTATCTACATCTCCTAGTTTGAACTGTTTGTTCCAAGACGGGGAGGTAGCAATAGGAGCAATCGTATTGTTCAGATAATCCAGCGTCTGCTTGATACCAGTCACGCTGTTGAGGCGTGCTTGCATCTCCGGAGACGGGACCATCGACTCACCATCAGCTCCAGCCTTAACAGCCTCACCAACAGTGGGTTTGTAGTCTGGGTAGTTAACTACGAACTTATGAGTCTGCGGATTCCACGCAATAGTAGATCCAGCAGCCCCGTGCATGTAGCCTGCCATACTGTCAGATGCGATCTGAGATTGGCCGGTGTAGGTCTGTTCGACCATGCCACGAGTTTGATCATCGATGTTCTTATACCCAGCTTCACCCATACGAGCAACAGTGCTGAGGGATGTACGCGGAGCGCCCATCTGGTTCAGAGAAGCTACGCTAGCAGATACAACTGCCGGGTCATTATGGTTAGCACCAATCAACGCAGTACGTACAGCGGTATCCCGCAGTACCTTCGCTTCGTTAACCGGAAGGTCACCCTTCGCAGGGGTCTGACCTTGCAGAACCCAACCCAAGTCACGTACCAGTTCCGGCATACCGGCGCCTTTCATAGCGTCTGACAGTGAAGCTGAGGTCGGATCGAATACACGCATCAACGCAATAGCTTGCGGAGATGTACCGTTCGTCTTGATGAAGTCGATGTAAGCTTGGAGACCACCCGGACCTACTGCCTTAACAACAGCAGCGATCTGCGGTACGTTCTCGTATACCCACTTCTGCACAAGTGCATCATCGAGGTTATTACTCTGAGTAATTACCTTCAGGCTATCTTTGTTCCCTACGATGTACTTCCAATCTTCGAACGTCTTGTCAACTTTAGCTAACGCGGATTCACGAGCTGCTTGATTGACGATGCCAGTTCTGGGATCAACAGTATGCTCTTCAATCAGACGACGCGAGTTCAAATGGTCTTGACCGATCTGAGCCAGAATAGCTTCTGGGTGATCGAGGTTGTCAGCACCAAGAGGATTGTTCGGAGAGGTACCAGTGATGATGATATCCTTCGCATGAAGGTTGAATCCTTCATTCACGATGTTCGAGAACTCGTCAATGTTATTAGCGCCTTGTTGCATCAACTCACCTTGCTGTTGAGTTCTGATCGTGTTGATCAGGTCAGCGCCAAGGGAAGCCATTACAGTACGACGCGGTAGGCCAGTCTCATACATCTTCTGACGAATCACAGCCTCTGCCTTCTCTTCAGGAGAGAGTTCAGTCTTGACTGTCTTGTCAGCATCCGGGCCGCTATGCAGGAGCTGAAGTGCAGCTGATCCGCTAACGTTGATACCCAGATCATCCTTCGCCATCTTACGGAAGTCATCAGCCCACAACGGAGCCTTAGCGATACTCTCACGCAGGAGAGCCTCAGCTTCGATGTCCGCTGATTGTTGGGAGATCTTACCTTGCGACCGAGCCAGCTTCAGACGATTGAATCGTCGAGCTGCCTCAGCGGTTTGACCAGAAGAATCGGCACCGGTCTGACGTTCGATCAGATCACCCATCGTTGCGACTTGATCATCGCTGAGAGCGTTCAGATTGCCTACGTCGGATGCGAGCTGATTCAGATTGTTATCCAGCTCACCCTCTAGGTGGCCCTTGTAGAGCCCGCCTCCGAACTGCCCAGCAGCTGTGATCAGCTTCGAGGTAGTAAGGTCGGGTGGAGGAGCATCAGGCTGTGCAGCTACCGGGATCGGTTCTACTTGCAGCCGTGCATTACCAAAATCTGCCATTATTGTTGCCTACTCTTAATTTCAGCGGGTATTACAATCCGCTCTTTAGCCATACCGAACGCCTTGGCGATATCCATCGGCGCGCTGTGCATGTAACGTTGTACTTCTTTATCTTCTTGTGACTGCGGAGCAATCAGTCGATCTTTCAATTGCTTGCTAACTGCTTCCCGGTCTTGGTCATCCGTGATCAATCCCCACGCACCTTCAATGCGTTGGCGAAGGAAGTCATACCGTTCCTGCGGAAGGTTCTGTTCGTTCTGACCCCACGCTCCCATGATCTCGCGCATTGCGTTACCATAGAGGTGCATCATGTCATCAGTACGCTCGGTGATGTAATCATCGTACGACTGGTTGATAGCACGGAGGGTGATAGCATCTCTCTGTGCTTGCGGCTCGAAGCCGATAGCTGCGGCTATCTCAGTTGCTGTATCGAAGTCTTGGATCACGATAGGGGCATCACGACGAGACAAGATCGTATTGTACTCGCGCATGAAGTAAGCCTTGCGCTCTTGGTTCCCAGCGGAGGTAAGTTTGATTACTTGTCCACCGACATCAGTCATCATGTACTTGATCGTTTCCGCCAAGCTGAGAGGACTGAACTGTTCCCCATTGTAGCTGACATCATTCGTCGGCTTCCAGAAGAGGCCTACGTTATGCCACACATCCGCTATACGTCCAGCAAGAGTACCGGAGGCTCCCATGAACGGAGCCCACTTGGGACCACGGTCATCTGTGAAGAGGCTTAAGATAGTCTGGTCGAACCCGTTAGCAATAGATCCTCGTTCACCGAACGTTGCATCAATCCCTAGAGCGTGCAGAGTTATATCCCACAATCCACCGTTGATGAAATCAATCATAGGCTTGAGTCGTGGATCGTTCTCTGACATCTTGTTCAGTCCAGCATTAGCTGCGGACTTCTTCATGACGTAGATACCAATCGGCATACCGGCACCACCGTACAACAGGATCTGCATCAGCCCCATACGGAACCGTTCCAGTTTAGTGAACGGAGACTTGTTAGTCCCTAGTGCTGGGCCGATAATGTTCTCCATCGCCTTAGCGGTGATCTGGAAGAACTGCGACCAGAGGCTTAGCGCCCCCGTTTGCCACGGAGCTGCGTTGGAACGCTGCAAGTTGAACATGTAGTTGGAGGTACGCGTGAGAGTATCCTTCTCTGCCTCATGATCCCCGAGGATCTTGAGGGCACCACCATTCTCCTCTACTGCCGTAACGAACGACAGAGCTCGGCTGAACAGTTCACCTTCACGGTAGAACACCAGCCCGCCCTGCATTAAGTTACGGAACATCCCCTGAGTCATCGGGTAACCCTTAGCTGCCGCATCTACGTCAGCCGAGGACATGATCGAGTCATAGAGACCCGTCTTATCCCAGAGTGCTTGCATAGCTCGCATCTCTTTCGGGTCGAGCCCTTGAGCACGAGCCATCAGTTCAATCGCTTTACTATCCCGTGGAACGTACTGCATCCAACGAAGGGCGAAACCTTGGCGGAGCAAACCGGCGAGTTTGAGCGGATGGAACAGGTTAGACGCTGCCGCTATGGCACCGCCTTGTGACTGTACGAAGAACTGAATGGGATTATACATCCCCAGTGTAGTATGGAAAGTAGCGCTACGGATAGCAGCGAAAGGATCACGATGGCGCATAAGGCGCATAGCCGGGTACGCAATCGGTCCCAAGAAGGGCTTCGTGATAGCTGCACTGAAACTGTGTGATTCTGGATTGACTGCCCATTCATACAGTTTGAGTACGCGGTTGTCCCACCAGTCTTCACCCTTGTCCGTCCAGCCTGACCACAGTTCGATCTGTTGGTGCCAAGCTTCCATGATCGGGCCAGCAGCAGTCTTAGGGTAGTTCTCAAATGTAACCGGAGCTTCTTCATTGCCCATCATCTTACGTAGAGTGTTAACCCATCGTTGACGCATACCCATGCGCCACTCATTACGAGTAACGAATGCGTTAGTGCTTTCCATGTACATCTTGAGAGATTCGAATGCACCCAGTGCCGGCGGGTTAGCCGCCTCGGGGCCATGCGGAGGACGCTCATCAGCACGAGGACCGAAGATCAAGCCGTGTCCATCGGACGGTGAACCACCGCCGTCAGGACGCAAATACTTGGCATTGACACCGGTGTTATCGCTTGTGACTGAAACACCTTTGTACCGACCTTCCGGCATTACACCGATCGTCTTACCTACTTCTAGGTCATTCCTCAACTCTGCTGCGTAAGCTTGAGCTTCAGCATCAGTGGTGAAGGTGCGCTTAGTTTTGAATCTAAGTGCTGGCACTCCGTCTAGCGGAGAGTCATATGTAATCTTGACGATGTAGTTAGCATCTGGGTTGATACGAGTTATATACCCTTCATGTTTGTGAAGGACAATCTCAGGACGTCTTCGGAGATTATCGAGCTTAACGATAGCATGAGTAAACCGACGGCCACCAAGAGCCATAATAGGTTCCTCAAACTTAACAACGCGGTATCCCATCGCGTACGCTTCATTCAGGTTATTCTCCTGTAGTAACCATGAACGGTCTACGTTCTTATTGCGATCAGCAAGGTTGATGATCTGGTTGATCTGAGGGTTCATACGCAATTGTTTGCGGGCTTCGTCTGCTGTGAGACGAACCTCACCAAAGCCGATTGGCTTCTTGCCGTGGAATATGGTCATCACACCACGACTATCGAAGTCTCGTACTTTAGAATTGTTACGAATGTTGAACAGGCTATCGTAGAATCTACGCGCCTTGAGATACGTAACAATCTGATCCTCAGAGAACTTGTATCCATTGATACCAGAACTCAACTCAAACGGAGTATAGACGTGAGCGATCTGGTCACCCAGCTTCAGCACTTCGTCTACTTCTCTAATCTTCTGAGCGCGAGTCTTACCGTTACCTGCGAGGACCATAGCTGTGCTATCACCCTTCAGATCACGGACTACCCCAACGTACATCTTACGCATCTTAGTCTTGAGCCCGTTCTGGGCTAGGTCAATACGTAGGACAGCCTCGACATCCTGCTGAGCGCCAGTGCCGATGCTGATAGAGTACGGACTCATACCTTTACCCTTGAAGCCGGACATATCCGGGACATCAGGAGTATTGCTGTTACCGATCCAATCTCCGACTTGGTTCATCGTGAAGTTACGTTGGAACGTACCTTGCTTGATCTCACCACTCGGATCTGTCCAGTCGAACGTGAAGTCAATCCCGTGGGACATTATCTTCTTCTGGATATTAGTCGGGTCGAACTCTACACCAGCAATCTTAGCTTGCTCACGCAGAGCGGTAAGCTGTTGTTCGAACTCAGCATCGAACCGAGTAACCTGAGCAATACGCTCAGAGCGATTCAGGATGCCTTCGTTTACGAACGATTCACTATTGGTGATGTCCTTCTCATTCTGGCTCAGTACACCTTGATACTTGAGCAACTGCTCTTGAGCAGCAGCTGAAAGATCCGGAGTAGCGTTACTATCTACGCCCTTGAAAGGTACGACGCTATTCATCGCACTCTCACGAGTCGTGTAGATAGTCCTAGACTTGCCCGTAGAGGGGTCTATAACGGTCTCAGCGGCGAGTGTACCACCATCCTTCATCCTATTCATGCCACTCATCTGACGCAGCGGAGAGAAGCTCCTACGAGCTCCTGCGGCCACTCCCAGCAGTGCTAGAGCGGTACCGGCGTAGTTGATGTAGCCACCAAGCTCAAAGTCCTCTTGAAGCTGAGGCTTTCTACTCGGATCTAGGAAGGCAGCAAGTACACTAATGGCTCGATCTCTCGGCATGGCATCTTCAACGGTTGCTTGAATATGCGGCCACTGAGCTATCTTCTCTTCCGGGGTAAGGCCTTGGAAGTAGTCGATCATGTTGCTGATGTAGTTGTATGCGCCCGTCGGAGAGATCTCCCCGGTCAGGTCGAATGCATCCTTCAGCATCTTCGGTGGGAATGCTACCTGAGCAATAACGTCACGCACTCGTTCTGGTGCGCCAATCGATGCAGACTCCTCAGCAAGTTTGTCTGATAGAGTCAATCGAGCTACGTAGTCAGCATGTTGTTCCGGAGTGTACTCAATTGGGAAGTTATTTACATTCTTTACGTATGTAGCATTAGGACCAGAGGTCGTAGCGTATTCAGCGCCCAACCCAGCCAGTTGCTGACGGTGGAAGTCGATATAGTTCGTTGCTGTATTCGGGTCTTTAATTCCGAGCAGCATCCCTTCAGTCTGAGCTTTATGCGCAGCCTGCTCCGTTTCGAATGCAGTCTTAGTCGCTTCGGTAAAGTTTACTTGACCTACTGGATCTTTGACAGCTTCTTGATATGTCTGGAGAGGGAGCTGAGCTTTCTCCAGAGCGTCACGAACTAGCGCCGCTTGTACGTTGCGACGTGCAGTATCCGCTTCTCCCTCAACCTGCACCGGCGGGTATGCCGGCGAATTCGGTTGATCGATGTCCTCTTGCGTATCTAGCGGGGTATCGAATTCATCCGACATTATTATGCCAACTCCGAACCTGGATAGTCATTAGTATATCGATTAGTGCCAACGCTGTTGTTGAACCCTACAGCACCCGGATCAGACTTAGGTCGTGACACTCGTTGCCACGATTGACCGAACTGGTTAGCGAAGGTAGCCACAGCGCCTGCTGTTGCTGCATTAGCTGTAAAGTTATTCTGCTTACGCTGAGACTTATAGATGCTATCATACGCAGCGCCAACGGTTTGGGAGAACCCAATCTCGCTAGCCATCTGAGTTTGAGCTGATCCAAGAGCTCCCTGCACTGCACTCGATTCCCCACCACCACTAGTCCCGGTCTGAGCCAGACCTGACACTAGCCCTTGCGCTCGCTGTACTCGTGCTTGGTTGATAGACAACCGCAAGTCGTGTACACGCTTCTGTTCAGCCAAAGCTGATTGGATCTTTGCTTGATCGTCTGCTTCTTCCGCAGCTTGGTGAGACTGTTGAATCCCTACCCCTGTTCCGATAGCAGCAATAACCAAGGCTGCAATTTCGATGCCTGTCATGTTATACCCTAGTCATAGCTCGGATGTTTACCGCCAAGCCGATCAATTGAAAATCCTTACCCGGTTGTGATGTGTATCTGAAACTAAACGCTACACCGTGCCCTCGCATTCGTAGCTTAGATGTTGCGACGCTATACCCGTAATTAAACGGATCTGATACGTCAGACGGGATATATGTGTTTACAAGTTTGTAAGCATCCTGAGGTACCGTCCATCGACCATTGTCACTGTCTGTCCAGTCCCATCGTGTTTGCAAAGAGCATCCAGAGGGATTAGAGAAGATTATATTGTGACCGGCGTCGAGCTCGTATCCGGTTTCTGTAACGTTAAAGAATGAGGTGACATGGGTAATGTGCTTACCTCTAATGAAGTCTTTAAGAGCTTCCCAGCCGCCTTGGATAAACGAGTCATAATTGGCTCCCGTTGCTGTTGCGCCATTTACTGCAAAGTCCCATGAGAACCAGTCAACGAAGTCTCGCGACTTAGCTTCCGAGAACGTATAGTTGAACGACGCGTCGTCGTACGTAATGAAGCTGAGGAGTTTGAGCTTGCTGTCTGAGAAGGTGTCGAAGCTGACATCGAGGACGATATCATCTGCGCCTTCAACGACATCATCCGTATCTTCGAAGACATCGTATGTAACAATCGCAGTCGCCCCCGGCTGCTTCTGAGTGATGCCAGCAATGAACGGACTGTGTGCGGCGAGATTCGCAACTGTATATGTGTAGAAGGCATTTAGTGTGAGATCCAGTACCAAGGCCCGATTGTACTTAAAGCGATATGTAACGCCATCATAAGTATCACTGCTACTGAAAAACCAATAAATCTTTTTATCGAAGTCATCGTAGAAGGCGCGGGCATATGCACGTGCGGCATCCGGTATATCTTCGTAGAACGTTTGTATGGTATCACGAGAAATTCTAATCCCTGAAAGTTGTTGGCTGACTTGCTCACGAGCTATCCGCCAAATGCCACCCTTGTCCCAGAGAAACAGGATACCATCGGCCACCACCACGGCATCTCTGCCGATGATGGATGCGTCCAATACCTTGGTGACTGTGAAGTCAGTAGCTGAGAAGTTACCACCGTCTGGGCCTCCAATAGACCAAACCCCGTTGCTAGCGATGATGACCAAGTTCGGTCCCGTCACTATCATACGGATTACCTTGCCCATGTCGGCTATCTGGATTACACCACCATCCGTTGCGAGCAAGCTATTGAGATCTTCAGCTGTAGGATCTTGATCCTGATAGCAGAGTCCCGCCTTGTTTACATCAACAAGGATCTGCGAGTAATAAATCTTACCTGCCGTTGTCTTGTCAGCTACACCTGAGTACCAAGTTCTACCTGCGTAGAAAGCGGTACAGGATGGACGAACACCGACGATAACTTGAGCTGCCGTAAGAGTAGCGGTGTTAGCGCCGCCACCTCCGAATGCGCCGCTGTCTAGGTTAAACGCTGCGGTGTAGTCGAAGTTAAACGCATCGAGGATGTAGTGTCCACGAGGAGCTTGAGTGTTACCAAAGTTCTGGTTAGGCAAGTGAGACGGAGAGTACGAACCGAGAACCTCTTCCTTTCCCGAAGGAACACTGGGAATCTTACTCTGATAGATGATGTCTGCGTTGCTAGGGTAGTACCCGTCGATCAATCCAGTCGCATACACAGGGTCCATCAATGCATAGCCGGCAGAGCCGGACTTGTTCATCGCTATGGACTTCTGTCCTGCCCAACCTTGGTTGCGCAAGTTGTACCAGTGGATCGCATTGATCGTAGTAGGGCGCTCATCTAGGCGTAGGCCATCTTCGAGACCTTTGAAGTCTCGTACCTTGATAGAGATCTTTGTCGCTGTGAAGGTATGGGCGATCTCATCATACGTGATATAGATCGGGTCCATGTTCTGGTTACATACGAATGCTCGGCCTTGTCCATATGACAGATCGATAGTAGACTGCGCCAAAGGCGTAGACCCGATCTGATAGGGGGAGAGGTCGAGAGTTCCGAGGTATGCAGCTGATAGCGGCTCAACCCCGAGGTTATGGAAGTAGAGGTTCAAACCAATCTGGATTACCAGAATGTTCTGATCTCCCTTACCGTTTACTGCTTTCCATTCGTGAGTAGTGATAGCTGCCGTTGATAGGTCTGCATCAGTTATAGATGCAAGACTAGCAGTATACCCATCTTCCAAGTCAACACCCAAACGACGCGATACCTCACCATTACGGTGAATCACTACGTTGTCTAGATCTGTCGCTGCATTCTCTGGGAACGAGAGTTTGGTGGCTTCAGTGTTGAGGCCAGCAACAAACGTCACATAGAATTTACTTTGGTCAACGGCGGACATTTATCTTCCTGTTATTCAGAAGCCTTCTTGAGAATGTACAGCTTGATAGCTGCACGAGCTTCTTGTTCATTAGTGAATTGACCTTCGAGGTCATTAGGCAGTGAACCGCCTCCAATCATCTTGCAGTGCCAGAGGTGTCCCCCTTGTAAGTCCTGCATCGCCACGAGCTCTCGCTCGCCCGTATAGTATCGTTCTGTAACGCTTTCATGTAGCGGCTTGTACTCAAACTTACGCTTGGTAGGCTCGTCGCTAGAATGAACAGTATCAACATACTTACCCAGAGCATCTCGGAGAAATGCATCCTCGTCTTCCTTAGTAACCGTATTGGTTTCTATTACGTCCTCGTCCCAAGTTGACAACTCGGGCAGGGTCTCTTCGTCCAAAATGGACTTTTCCATCGTCATAATTCGTCCTAGAAGCTTCGCGTCTCAGTACTGCGAGTCCTCGCTGCGACTTCCTAGCAGCCACTGGGGCTTGCTCTTGTCGCATATACTGAAATGCTGTAGATATTACATCGTTCAGCCAAGCTTGAAAGAAGTGTGGCGGAGCATCAGGAGTGAAGTCATCATCTACCTGAAAGTCCGGAATACGCTTCACAATTACTTGAGAACGATTACCCTCCAATGTACTCTCGATAGTATTATCGAAAGCATCACACACGATGTACTTGTCGTCAAACGAAGTCCAGTAGTCTGGTGGTCGTGTGTTAAAGATCGGGAGTCGAACTCCCTCAGTCGAAATCATCAGCTGCACGTCAGCAGACTGAGTATTCCGTTGTTGCACCATGTTCACAAAAGCTGTCGGCTTCAACCAGCAGACATCTCGGAACAATGCCAGGTCGCCAACGTTAGCATCTGTCTCGTCAGTATAGTAATACTTGAACTGATCCACTCGCACTACCTCATTGGGTATGAGCAAGTAAGTCGGCAAGTCACCATCTGCGACAGATTGAAGAGTCGTCAATTGCTTGAGCCAAGGCCACTCATGTTGGTTTAGGATATCGTAATACGAATCCTCTGCCATCTGAGCGATCTGCTCAGCTTCAGGAGTATCCCCAATAGTGTTCACTTGGTCTGAGCCAAGCGCTTCAAGAGTTTTCTGTACTACCTTAAGTAGCGACAACTGCCCGGCTGCCATTTTAGTTCTTCCTAACGATGATTACTGAGCGAACATTGACGGTTGCGTCAGTGTTCCCTACAGCAGTCCCTACGATTTGAATGTTGTTGCCTTGGATGAAAGTGTTAGCTGCCGAAGCATTTGCTGTTCTTTGATCCCCGGCCGCACCACCAACTGGGAAGACAACAGGAGTTCCTGTTACCTGCACACCGTTGATGCGAAGCTCGTAGGTATTACCGGCGGTTACCAATGGCTTTTCGATGACTACAACCCAGCTAAGGATCGTGCCATTGAACGCGCATGGCCAATAAAAAGTATGCGCTGCTGTAGCGTTGATTTCATAGACATCAAAGAATAGATCCTTGTTGTCAATGTCCAAGAACGTCAGCTTTCGATACTCGCTTATACCAGCGGTTGAGCTGGAATTAGTAATTACTTTACCCGAAGCTCCAGTACCATTGATCCCGATCCATCTCGGTTCATGTACTTGGCCGTGAGCAAGTGTTGAGTGTTGAATGTTTGCCATTGTTTATCCAAAGGATTCAGGGAGGCCGAAGCCCCCCTGAACGTGCCAAATATTACTGAACGCCAACCAAAACCGCAGGCGGTGTTTGGTCTTTGTACGGTTCTTCGTAGACGACATACAGTACGCCCTGACCAGTGGTCGGAGTCGTACCAGTTACGTCCAAGGAGACATACGACGGTGCGGTCAAAGCCGTACCGTTGATGATAGTACCAGCGCCTTCGTTGGTAGCACCGGCCGTGTCGAGGTTAGCGGCAAGGACGGTAGCAGCCAGCAAACCGTTAGCAACAACGGTCGTACCAGCGGCAATTTTCAGGCCGATGACGATCGAGGTGAGCAGGTTGAAGCCGACTTTAATAACGAAGTTCGCCGAGCGAACTACCGAGCCCGTGGGGATCGGGAAGTTCTTCGACGTTACTGCCGTACCGGTCGCCAGCGATGCGATAGTCGCAAAGTTAACTACGGTCTGGACTTGCTTGAGACGGCCTTTCGTGTGAACGTCGCCCATCTCTGTGTTAAACGAGTCTCGAACGCCATAACCAACTACGACGCCATCGAGAGTTGCAGTGTTACCACGTGCCATTCTATAATGCTCCTAGTCTTAGTTAAGGGTCGTCGACGTAAAGATTGTTACCAAGCTTTCCGGACGATAAAGGTTGAGACCAAAACGAGCCGACAATTGATGGTATTCCGTTTCAATGTCTTCGTCGCGCCACGAAACGATTTTCGGGGTACGGCGCCAGGCACCAATAAACGGCTTGCATTCGTCATCAGCCAGGGTCATGAAGATGTTAGCTTTGTCACCAACAACCGTTGCAACGTTAGTACCGTTGTAGGTCGTCAGAGAGCCTTCAACAGCGGTTTCGCTATCGAGGTAATCACTAACATAGAAGTCGAAACCATAGATGTTCCGCAGCCAGCGAACGCCGTCCGGGAGACCCATACCAGTTTCGATGATACCTTCCCAACGGGCATTATTGCTAATGTCGGTGATGGTCGAGGTAATGTTGGTATTGAATTCGAAGGACGGATCAACAATCGCGACCAGATTGGTCAACGGTGCTTTCGCCTTCTGAAGTACGTAACGCGCGTACGCGATGTCTTTCAGAGCGAACGTACGAGTCGTACCCGAAGCAGTGATACGGTGACGGCCACCGTTAATCGTGTTCGAGGAGTTGTTCGTTTGTACGCGCTGCAGTTTCAGAACTTGCGTTTCGTAATATTCGTCAAATGCACGCTTCATCTTACGCGGCAAAGCTGCAATAGCTGCCGGTGCAAGGAAGTCGTCTTCAAGGAAACGGTCCGTATAAGGAACCTTGACACCAACGAATTCGTTGATGTTGAATACGAACTGACCAGTGTCAGGCCGACGCTCTGGGAGCGATACAGCTTCCGACATTTGGTCAATCGCCAATTCGCCGAGGGTGCTAATTTTGTAGTTATCACCATCACCGAAATCGTTAATCATCCGTACCCAAGCTTGTGCAAAAAGCTGGTCTTGGAACATTTCCTTCAACTGTGCATTAAACGTTTCCGCTCGCTTGAGGTGAGTATTACCCCAAACACTGTCCATAGCAGACATTTAAATTTTCCACATATTAAAGTTGATATTAATCTGCAAAGCCCATGTCTCGACGATATTGCATCTGCGTCTGTACGTTCCAATACTTGTTCGGGTTTTTACGCCGAAGGTCATTGTAATACTTACGCTTCGTTTCAAGATCGTCAACTGCTCCTGCTGGAGCCACTGACTGTGCGGATTGTTGTGTAGCTGAAGTCGTCGTCTGTTGAGACGGAATCGACTGAGCTGTATTCACAAAAAGACGTTCGAAAGCTGCTGGAGCTTGTTTCGCCAATCTGGTTGCCTCACTGACACTCATTTGAAGCTCACGCGCTTTCTGTATGATCGCTGCGTCTGCTTTTTCAAAGCTACCGTGTTGAGCTACCAATTTAGTTACGACTGTATTCCAGTTCGCTTCTTCTCGGTTCGTTTGTGTTTTTTGCTGAATTCGTTTCTCTACGAGATCAGCTACTTGATCGGGGGTTACCCCTTGGCCATCCTTGTTGTCAAGTCTAGCCATGACGTCATCGAGAACGGTGGCACTATCGAGTTTAGCAGCAGCTTTGGCTAGCTCATCTCTGAGCTGCTTATTCTCTGTCTCTAAGCGCGAGATATGCGGTTGTGCATTCTCGTCACGCTTTTTCAGTGCGGCCACTTCATCAGCCGTCATATCAATTCCCAGACCCGGTTTGTCGTCCTGGTGGGTTTCCATTGAGGTGGTGTCGCCACCCTTGCCAAATTCATTGGTCATTTTGTTAACTCTACTCCTCGTCGCATGGCGTATCTATAACCGGCATACCATGCGTGCCGGGAGGCCCAGTCCGGGCCTTCAAACGATTTGGGAGAATCCATCTCCCTGAGTCCTGTTATCGACTCTTTCGAGAAGTAACTATTCAGACTCTTGAGCACCTTACGGGCTCGTCCAAACGAAGCCGTCAACGCGTCAGCGTCCGCCTCCGAGAGTCCTTTGGACAGCGCCGGGCTGAGCCGGTGCTTGCTGTTGCTGGGGACTATTGTTTCCTGTTCCAAGTGGAACTCCTCCTGAGATCTGCGATTCGAGCGCTGCTTGGTCTTCTGCGACCTGAGCCTTACGCTGACTTTGCAGGCGTTCTTCAATACGAACATAAGGCTTAACGAGCGGGATCTTGTCATCACCCGTGTCAAGCAAGTCTTGATACATCGTGGCCAGAGCTACCGAGCTGAAGTGTTGAGCCACTTCCGGATCTTGTAGCGGACCTTGCTGAAGCTGCGACAGAGATTGAGCAATCTGGTTATTGCGAGCAAAGTGTCGAGCACCAATTGGGATCAGCTTACCAGTTGACATAATGTCAGCCTTGGTAATCGTCATGAACTGAACAGCGCCAAGGTCGTCATCAACGACTTCGATCACGTCAGTCTGATCCAAGTTATCTACCGATACTTCCAGCTCAGCGTTAACAACATCTTCCAAGAATTCTTGGAACTTGTCTACCTTGTGTTGGAAAGCTCGGCCAGCTGCATTAGTGAGCTCTTGTACTTCGAATGCAGTTTTCTCGCCTGGTGATCTAATCCCCAAAGCCTCACGCGGAGCCAAGGCGTACATCTCCATGATCGACTCAAGTTCCTTAATCTGCAAATCAGCAGAGAGAACTGTAGTGTCAGGACGAAGAGGAGTGACGTTGCCACCCTCTGGCATGTAGTAGTGCTTGGCGCCACCGATCTGGACAATCTCTTCTGGATCGCCTTGGAAAACCATATCCGGATCAAGCATTTGGTCAAATGCATCTGCGCGAGCGTTTTCAAGATGGTTCATCCTGTACTGAAGACCGACGAGGTTATCTAGCGGGCCTTGTGCCCAGAGGTTACCTACACGGTCACGCCAACCGCAATGGAATACGTTAGGACGACCAGACCAAGTTTTGATCTCTTCGTCACGTACTACAACCCAGCGGTCAACGGTAGTGATGACATGGTTCTTCTTGTACGAGTTGGTATTCCAATCGTACAGATCTCCCATGAACTCTAGAACCTCTACCAATCCCGAGTTGAGGTATTGATAGGTCGTTGAGAATCCGTCGAAGCTGAGAGACATATCCTTGTTGATATCAGCGCTATCGAAGCGACGAGCTCCACCACGATTCTTCAGCGCTACAGCGAGGATCTCGCGGAAGTGCTGCTGATCTGGCCGTTCTTCAATGATACGATGCAGGTCTGCAATCGTAAACATACTGCGAATAATCTTCGGAGTAGAACGGAATGACGTAGCTGCCGGGTTCATACAGATGTCACGCGGATCAATACGATTGATGCGTGGACCTATATAAGCGGTAGTAATAGTACCGTCAACCGGATTAGTAACATACTCGCGTACGTAATCGACAGCTGCAAAGCAGTTGCCAAAGATAGTCCAGTCAGACTGTAGAAGACGTGCCACATCTCGGAATCCTGATGCTCTCGTGTTGTGCTTCGTATGCATATACGATTCAACTATCTTCGCTTTCTCTTGCGTGGCTGACTCTTGGTCGCCACCTTGCCATCGTAGCCATTCCCGGTTAGGGAAGTTTGCGAAGTCATAGTTGATCGTCAGGGTATCATAAATGTTACCCAGTTTCGGCCTGTGAGTAGTGTTACTCCAGTCCGTAGTCGTTTCGTTCGTCGTATCTTTCGTAGACGTAGCGAATACGTACCGTAGGACTTCATCCCACCGCGCCATCGCTGCTGTCTTGTTGGACTGCCATTGCGTCCACAGCGCGCTGATATGCGACGCTAGAAGGTCTTGTCGGCGTTCAAATATAACGGCAAAATCAATGCCATCACCAACGCCTGAACCAATGCTCATGCTGCTCTTCCTCGTCGTCCGCCGAATCGACGGTCGTAAACTACGTTTGTATCCATATGGAATGTTTCTCGGGTACGCTTACCCGGTGGCTTCGCGACATCGATAGCGCTTACAAAAGCGTCAACCAAGTCGTCGTGCCGTGGTCTGTCCAAGATTACTTGGTCTTCCAATTCTCTGATTAGGCCGCCCTGAAAATGCCAGATCTTTTTGGCTGAATAACGCCACTCAAGAGTAGCGGCTTTCCGCTCAAACTTATTACCTTGGCTCTTTTGGGTTGACTTACCTTCGACGACGAGTATGTCGCCATTCTGCCGTATAAGCCGTTCGAGCTCTTGTGCAACGAATTGACCGCCCGCATTCGTTTCAACCCTGATCTTTTTGAATCCCCATTTGTAGTGGAGCTCAATGACGGAATTATAATATTCCGCAAAGTTAGCCGTTTTGAACTGGACCAGATCCAGTACGAAAATGTTCCACTCACTGTCTACTCCGATGACTGAGATTGCTGTGTAGTCAGCAGACGCCGAATCCGACCAAGCCACGTCCATAGCTGCGAAGACTGAGAGCTTTGTCGAGCCGATACTAACAGAGCCCGGTCTAACGAAAGCAAGTCCTCGATCATAATACTGGAAAGATCCTCTTGTGATTCTTTGAGTATCGATCGCGTTGGGGTCATTGTAGTACTGGCAGTAGAACTGTACGAGTTGTCCTTTTGACTCATACTCCGCTTTAATGATTGCAAGCGTTTGTTGATCGAATCCGTATGAGTCTCCGGTTCCTGCATCAACGACTCTAGGCCAAATAAATCTTCCAGTTCCGTTTCCTTCATCTTCCGCTTCTCTCTGGAATATATCCCAGAGTTTTCGTTTCCCTATAAATTTATGATGCTCTTCGTTCCACAGAGGATACTCCGCGTCGATCATACCTTGGTATGCATCTTCCGGATTGTACCGTGTCCCTACAGCCTTGATCTCACCGTTCGGATTAAGGATCGAGCCGAACTGAGCAAGAGACCTGTTAACTTCAGCCCTACCCACAGCAGTATCAGCAAACTGAGGAATAACCACGTCATCAGGGATGAGCAGATCGCAGTGAAGTCCGATCGCATTCGCCTTAACGGTTTTAACGATGAGCGTATGATCCCGAATAGACCGCCGCTTTCTCTCAGGGTGGTCCACATTGAACGAGTAGGCTGACCATTGTTCACGGCTTTTCTCTTCTCCACTCAGCATCTCGGGCCAGTACCGTCGGTACGTTTCCGAGGTCATCATATTTTTAATAGCGTAGATCTGGTCTTTCGCCAAGTCTTCGCCAGCTGATAGATATACTATTGAGATCCAAGGCTGATATGTAATACGCCATACAGCGTACACAGCAATACAATGAGACTTAAGATGCCCCCGAGGGAGAAGTAAGAGCTGACGCGGGTTAGCATTAGGAGACGAAAGCCATGCGAATACTTCTTCATGTACTGCTCCGTACTGATAGTGAGGGTTGAGAAGGCGTGCAAAGCCGAACAGGTTATACCTGCACTCGTCAATTACGTCTTCTTTCTTAGCCACTCTTTTGTGCCGCCAGTCTTATCCGACTGAAGTCAGATTTGATATCATTAGTAACTTTAGCTGCTTCTTTAGCAGCTTGCTCGATCTGAGCCTTCGAGGGACGACCTCGTTGACCCGCCTTCTTCTCGCCTTCCAATACTGCCTTCTGCGCTTGGACATTACCATCAGCAGCAGATACTTTCAGCAGCATGTAAGCGTACGCCTTATCTTTAATCTCTTTCTCTTCCCGCCAAGAAGCCAATCCAGTCCACGATTCCATTTCAGAACCATTCATGAACTTATTCGACTTACACAGCCGCTGCCAGTGAGTCCACGACCCAACCAGCTTCATCGCAGCTTCATACTCAGATTCGCTTTGCATATAAATCTGATAAGCTGAAGGAAGATCATCTTTCGGCAGTTCGTACATCGTATACATCGGAGGCGCAACATCTCGTCCAAGTTCTCGGAAGATATTCATGCGATACCGACCATTCGCATCCTTCAGGGTGGTCCGATCTCGATCTGGGTCGCTAAACCCTACGAAATCGCGATGGTACTCCGAATTAAACTTAGTAACCAATTGCTATCCAGCACCACGGGTTAACCGCTGCGCCTTTGTTAGCTTGGTTGATCTGGAATCCAGTCGTCAGCAAGTTGAACACGCCATGTTGGCCGTCCGAGCTCGCTGCGGTGTTCATAACTGGGGATGCTAGTGCTATGAAGATCGCATTCGGGAATGCTGCACCAAAGGTGACCTGAGTCAGCTGACCAAGACCGTTTGTCTGACCCCATTTCACAATCAACGTATTGGTTGTAGTTGGGATGCTAATCTGACCGGTTGTACTGAACGTACCAAGGATAGACGACAATGCAGCTACAGAGTCTACATAGGTTTTGTTGACGAGATGAGCACCAGCTGTACCTTGTACACCTAGAGTGACCTTCCCGTCCGTGCCTACCGACAATCCGGCGATACTATTACCTAGAATCTCCGTGGCGTGGGCAGATGTAGTTCCTACCTGTACCTTCGTAGCGCTAGACTGGAGTTTACCAGTTGCACCAGCGGCAGTAGATACCCCTACGAGCTCACCAGCGATCACAGGAGCTGTCAGCGTCTTACCCACAGGTATAGTAATACCAGTAGTCAGAGCGGTCTGTACTAAGTTACCAGAGACGTTAGTAGTGATGTTTGATCCCGAGCTCGCAATGTCAACATTGCTAGTGCCATTTGAGATCCGCGCAATATCAGATACTGGTACGCGTACTTTAGTTAGAACTGCCATTAATATGTCCTGGGCTGATTGTTTTCATCGATTGCTGCTGCCTGTAGAGCATCGAGAGATTTCATTTCTGCCGGCTTCTCACGAATCGGCACTAGAGCGTTAGCAGCATCGGCTGCCATGCTGATCTCACCTACTATACCTAGCCCTTTTCCAAGTTTTCCTGCAACATTACCAACACGAGCTACGCTGCGTCGGAAACTGTTAGCTACCTTTTCAACATAATCTTTAGCTTGTTGAGTCGAAGGTAAGCCTGTACTACGATCCATACGATCGCCGAGATAATCAGAAGCTTTACCCTCAAGTCTACTTAGTCGATTACTACGCTCTTCCATAGAAGCCGCTTTATCAGGAGCGATAACCTTCTTGTCATCTTCAAGGGATTTGATAATATTCCGTTCACTGATAGAAGCTCTAGCTTCTAGTTTTTCCATCGGGTTCAAGAAGTTATATAGTTTGCTCTCTCGCGCCTTAAGGCGTTGGATAGAGCTAGCCGCGAGGGTAGAGAGTGGGCCACCCGTTTTACCGGTAGTTGCATACTCTTCTGCAGCCATATCCCCGAGGCGACGTTTATCCGTAGCGTATTCCCAAAGTCGAGACTGAGCTCGATTATTAGTTTTATTTTCTGTTGCGCGATAACGATCTTGTAGGTCTTTATCATGCAGAGTATCAATCAGATCTTTCCGGTAAGCTAACGTACCTTCATCGAAGTGAGTGCGTTGTGTAACCGTTAGGTTGTTATAGTCAATACGTTGCATTGACTGATCTTCGCCAAAAGATTTATTTCCATTACTGTAAAGGTGCGGAACTTTAATTCGATTAATTGGGGAGTTGATAGCCTCACCAGTTCCACGACGAATCGGAGGCGCACCAATTTCCGGAGCTTCCCCCGGCTTATACGCCATGCTAGACGGCTTCTTAGGTTTATCAGCCATTCTTAGTTCCCGAACCTACGTTTGTGGAAGTCAGCATATTGTTTCTCAGCTTCTTGCCAAGTACCAAAATGCGGAAAGTCTTGACGATTCTTAGGATTGTTTATATCTACCAGTTTACCTTTTACGTAACCGGGAATCATCTGATCATCGACTGAGGATGCTAGGACTGAGGTTTCTCCGCCCGTAGCTCCATGCGTCCATGTAGTGCCCTTACGGACATTATCATTGTGGACGTCAATAATATGACGGAATTTATAATCTTCCATCCTAGCATCAGTAATCTCAGTGCCAGCGGGGGAACCCTTCGCAGGGATCTTACCTTCGACACCAATCATAGCCTGATTGACAGCTTCTTGAATCAGTGGAGCTGTCGAAGCGGCCATTATCGGTTCGTCCGAACTTGAGAGATCGGGCGAAACAGATTCTTAGCATTTGCGTGCCAAGTTTGCGATTCGCTTGCCATTGCCATTTTAGTTAGTCCTCTTATCGCCGAACGGCTGATAGGTGTTAACTGAAGTAGCACCCGGCAGAACGTTCACCGGACGATTCGGAGCAGCCAGAGGTACGGGAATCGCACCAGCGGATGCACCATCAGGGATTAGAGCTTTCGTCGAGTATGCCATATTAAACTGCTCGCCGACGGCCCCAGACATCAGGCATAGCGGCAGCTTTCTCACTACGAACTGCGACTGAACGCGAATCGTGGTGATGCTTGTCCGTATAATGCTCCGATTGCGGGGACATGTAATACGAGTCACGGCCTAGCGGAGCTCCCATGGAGTCTACCGGAAAGGAACGCGACGGATGAATCATAGCCATTAGATTGGCTCCTTGTATTTGGGATCTATGCCGGTATCGGGGTTTGCCAATTCGACAATCCGACCAGCTACGCCAGTTTCAACTGAAAGAAGCTTATCCGCTACTGAGCCGATAACCTTTGCTGCTCCACTGACATACGGAGCTGCTTTCTGCACTACATCCCTCACTGCCCTTCGGCCAGCACTAGCTTCTGCAGCTGCTGGGCCTACCGGCAGCTGCAGAAG